TTCAGAAGGCAGAATATACTCGTCAAGTTGCAGTTCTTGAAGCACAAGCCAAGAAAGATTCTGCACAACAACTTGCTGATGCTGAGGTGATTCGTGCGCAAGGTGTTGCCAAAGCAAACCAAATCATTGGCAATTCTTTGAAAGATAATCGTGAATACCTTCAATATCTTTATATCACTGGTCTGGAAGATGGTAGCAAGAATGGTAATGTCACCATCTATGTTCCGACTGAAAATGGTATGCCCGTCCCTACTCTTCAAATGAATAAGTGATGAAAAAGTATCTGATTGTTATGGTGATCGGTTTTGTTGTTGGATTTGTGCCGACAATAATGACAAGTCAAACAAATACAAACTATCAAAGCTCAACTGATCTTTGTACCAATTCATTAAATTGTAATGTGAAGTAAAATGTTTAATTTCATTTCTGGAACTGTTTTTGGAATTATCGTTGCAACGATTGGGTTTGGTCCTATTGCAAAAACCCTGGATGGTGCAATGTTCAATCTCCAAAAGACAACTGTAGAAATGAATCGTCCTCAACTTCCACCACCACAGTGACAGTTGCAGAGCTGTCACTACACCCCTCTCCCTGCCCCTTCAGTACCCCTATAATAAGAAGGTAATCAATCACCACATTACTCATGACTCGCTACGATGTGATCTGCCCCTCCGCTCCTTGGGAGAACACTACTACCGATGAGGATCGTGCCTGGGATCTGTGTCTTGATCTCTCTGAGGAGTATGGTTATGCTCAGGTTCGCCAGAATGGTATGATCATCGGAGAATACACCAACGGGCAGTGACCCGCGTGCTACAATTGACAAATCAACCAAATTACTTCCATGATCACTGATACCGTTCAAGATCAACAAATCCGGCGCACCATTCAGAAATCAGTTGAAGACATGCCACTTCGTCTTCTGAAGCGCATTGCTTATGAAGTGCGTTGTGATGAGATGGGTATTTTTTCCGACTCCTGGAAACTGTATCCTGAAGACTGAAATTCTCCGTAAAACCAATGAACTCTGAACTCTACAATCGCTCTGACCTGCACCAGTATTATGCAGAGAAGCAACGTGATCTTCCTGGTCCTGCGACTTCGTATGAAGTTCCTGCTAGCATGAAGGAACGCTTTGCAACTTATGAAGAGTATCAAGAAGCACTGCACGACTTTCTGAACGGTATCTGAAATGAATCTCTACATCATTAACAACATTTTGTCTGATTATAGCAGTGGTATGATTGTAATCGCTGCTGAATCAAAAGAACATTGTCGCGAATTGTTTATCAAAGAGTTTCCTGGTGACTGGTATGCTGGTGAGTTTGATGAGTATGCAACATTCACGATTATTGAAGGTGTGAATCATGATGCTGGTGTAATTGATTATGTGTATGGGGGAAGTTGAAATGATGCAAGAACAACTGATTGCCACAATCGAACAACGATTGGAAGATCTCATGGTCTATGATGAAGATCTTGCATATCAGTATGATTGTGATTTGTATTATGCTGATAATATGGATCAACCAATTGTAGAATTATTCACACCACAGCTTCTTCAAGAAATCGAACATCACATTGAAAAACTTGATCAATGAAATTGACGAAAACACTTTTTAGTCTGTCATTCTTAGTTGCACTGTCATTTCCTTCACAGGTAAATGCTCAGTATTATCAACAAGTGTGTTATGGTAAGGTATATGTTCCAGAAGGATATGATCGCTATGGAAACTATCACAGTGGTTATTATGCTGAGCGTGAGGTTCCTTGTAATGTTCCTCAACCCAGAGCCTATTGTGATCCTTCAAGAACGTTCTTAGGTGCTATATTGGGTGGAGGAGTCGCAGCAAGTATGAGTCGTGGTGATGGATATAGATGGTCTGTTCCCCTAGGCGCCTTCATCGGTGGCGCTGGTTTTGGTTGTAATTATTGAAATGAAAAACCTTCATCTTGAACATCCAGAAGACACAATCTTCACAGGTGATCTTTCTATTCTGAATTGGTTGAGTGCTGATTCAAAAATCAGTATTAAGATGGATGGATCTCCTGCAATCGTATGGGGAACAAATCCTGCAACTGGTAAATTCTTTGTTGGGACAAAATCAGTCTTTAATAAAGTTAAAATCAAAATCAATCATTCTCATGAAGAAATTGATGCGAATCATGAAGGCAAAGTTGCAGATGTTTTGCACGTTGCTTTTGATTGTTTACCTCGCATCTCTGGTATCATTCAAGGTGATTTTCTTGGTTTTGGTGGTTCTGACACTTATTCTCCTAACACAATCACTTACAAGTTCCCGCAGATCATAACACAAGACATTTTAGTCGCGCCTCATACTTGTTATGATGCCGAATATGATTTACGTGATGCTGTTGCTCATACACTTGATCAACAATTGAAGACAACTGAATCAGTAAAGTGGATTCAACCAAAAGCATATCTTAAACCTCATCGTGAAGATATCGAAGATGTATGTAAGTTTGCCAAACAAATGGCAATGACATGTACGTTTGTATCTGTGAAGGAATCGAACGAAATTAAAAAACAAATCAATCATCATATTCGCAATCAAGAAGAGATTGTTGAAGAAAACTTCTCATGTGATTCTAATTTAATTCGTCTTTGGAAATTAATTGAATCTATCAAGTTAGATTTGATGGAGTGTTTTATACTGTGTGATGATAGTGTACAGTGTATGATTGGTAATGAGTCTGTATCTCATGAAGGTTATGTCATGACTAATGATTGTGGTATGCACAAGCTTGTCAATCGGCGCATTTTCAGCTATTATAACTTTGTACTTCCAAAAAACTGGTCATGACTGAACGAGCACAAAATGTAATGAATGCTATCTGGGAATCAAGAAACTCTGGTGCAGATACAGAGAATAAATTGATTGCATCCACACTGCGTATTGTATCTGAAAGTATTGTTCATTATCAAGCTCAAAATAATATGATTGTACTTGATAAGAATGATCTTTTAAGTCTTGCATCTGAAATCGAATCATTAGAATAAATAGCATAAAAAGATTCTGTTCAGATGAAGTCATATTCTCAGTTTATTGACGAGGCACTTTTACCATCTCTGATTAAGGCAGTAGCAAGATCTACATTTCGAAATAAAGGATTGATATCAAAAGTTGCATCATTAGAAGCAAAACCCATTGCTAAAACTACTTCAAAAATAATTTCAAAACCAGCAAAAATCACTGGATTTCAAACTGCAAGAGGATCCAAATATACCTATAAACCACAAACAAAATCCTGGCCCCAAACACAAAGAACGGCACTAAAAGATCCTTATCATCCTACAGCACCTGGAGTTAAACAAAAGTCTGACTACACAATGTTTACAACTCCTGATGCATCAATGGTGATGAGACAGAGATTTGTATCAGGATCAAAAGAACCATTCTATCAAGGATTGCCACAATCTACAAAACCTAAAGTAGGAAGAGCACCAGTTGAGGTATGGAATCAATATGCAGAAAAAGGTGGAAAACAAGCAATACACCCTGGTAGTCCAATCACTGATATTCAAACAGCAACACCAGGTAGTGGTGTAGGATTATATAGAGCACAAAGAAAAGAAATCAAAGATAGAGTGAAAACGGCACTTCAAAAATCAGCAAATAAAAAACAACTGAAGAAAGAATTAGGTATTAAACCTATAGAAGATTCTAAACCTTTCACGTCATATCGTAATGTTGGTGTAGGAAGAAAAGAGAGTGTAAGAGAACAAAGAAGTTTTTTGTTGTTCATCACCGAAGCAAAAAGAAGAATGAGAGTTCTTCGCACGGCACATTATACGACTGCATCAAATAAAGAAAACATTCTAAGATCAGGATTTAAAGATTCACCATCTACTGGTACATATCATCCTGATGAAAGAAAAGATATTGTTTATACGACACCATCATCCAGAGTCGGATCTGATTACAGTACGTCCAGAGTCAATTTAAAAATCGTTAATCCAAATGTTACAAGTACTGATTCACCTAGAGATTTCGGACCAAAGATTCGTCAATGGATGGCATCTGCATCTGATGAAGAGATTGCAAATAAGGAGGGTAAGCCAATCAGTGCTCCTGATCAGGCAAAGTCAGCATTTAAGAGAGGAGACAAAGTTGTAAGAGTACCAGATGCTCATGGTGGGTTTGTACCTAAAGAAGGGCAACCAAGAGGATCTTATATTGTGGTAGATAAAGAGACTGCAAATAAATCCATTGATAAGAATCCATCTCCCACAGTTAGAGCAAAGAATAAAGAAAGAAGAACCAAAACTTCACCAAAGAATTAAATTTTAATAATTTATTAATTAAAAATATATTAAAAAACATATAGTAGTGTTTTGTTTGAATGCATAATGTTAGTGTTATATGGTGTTATTATGTGTCTAAACCTCTCCTGGTCTCTTATAAACCCCTCCTGGTCTCTTATAAACCCCTCCTGGTCTTGTGAGTTTAGCGAGCGTATCATAAGAAGTGCAGTTTGTCAAGCCCCAGGACACCAAAAAAACTGGCACAAGGCGTTGAGACAATCATAAAATCATATAATGCTAACATTATATTACATTTTTACATTATAAGACCTATATAATCTTATAAAAATCTCGACGAGATTGCAGATACTTGCATCTAGTCGAGATTCATGCTATAATCACACAGTTCTCATAGGATCTCGACGAGTTATGTACGACGACTACAATCTCGACTATACATACGCAACAGATTATTCATACGATCTCGACGAGGATTATGCACAAGATCTCGACGAGGATTATGCACGAGATGGGCAAGATTATGAATCACTTGCTTATCGCCATTATGCATGATATAATCTAGAACACATCGCAACGAGAATCATGTTAGCACAGAAGCGCCTGGTACAAGTTACATTAGATATCGAGTGTTATGATGACCTCGATCTAGAGTCTATGGATTGGAAAGACCTTTTGGAGTTAGAGGGTGATGAAAAAGTGCATGTGCATATTAAAGATAAATACTTTGATCCATTCGCCTGATTATAATACATGAAATTCTACGTGGATGAGAAGTGGGTTTACTTCGTTAAAGAATATTTAAATTCTGATAGTACAACCCAGTATATCCTGCATAAGACTCAATTAGATTCTTATGGTTTCTTCAATACAGCTAACTCGATTCCAATTAATGATATTTTTATGGAATCGCAAAATATGAATGACTTCAACAATTTGAAGCGTCTTCAGGATCTGCTTATGCCAAAATCCAAACTGTCACAAGACGGCATCCAGCTCACGCTCTTCTGACGTACATTTGGCATGTTCAACACCTGAACTGTCATGTCGGTTTACACTGAGAACGGTTACGCCAATCGCAAAGAGTACCTGAACGAACTTCGGGATGAGTACGGTGCAGATCTGGTCAACACCCTGATCACGGTGCTTCCTGCCAGCGAAGACTTCGACGGTCTGATCTGTGCTCTGGAAGATGCAATGGACGGTTATTGAACTGTCCACCAGGGGGTTGCGGATTCCGTGATCCCCTGCCATACTGAACTCGTTCACCACTCAACACCATGGGAACTCGCTCACGCATCGGTATTGAAATGCCTGACCACACTGTGGTTAGCGTCTACTGCCACTGGGATGGTTATGTATCCCACAATGGTAAGATTCTGGTAGAACACTATCAGAACCGTGAAGATGTACAAGAACTCATCGACGGTGGATCTATGAGTCATCTGCGTACTCGTGGAAGTTGGAATCATGATATTCCCCTCCGTGATGAGAACGGAGAGTATGTTCATGATGCTGCAGGTTATCTTACCTATGAGAATGATCGTGAACCTCAACCACTCTATCATTCAGAACGTGGTGAGGAAGTTAGCGTTCAACATACCAGTTTCGATGAGTTTGTTTCTGGAAATCTTGGTGGTGAAGAGTATGCTTACCTCTTCGACCTGAATGATAACTGGAAAGCTTTCAAGATCAACTGGAAGGGACCTGTGGAGCGTGTTGAGATCCCAAACTATGTGACAGCCTAGGAACTGGAACACAGGGGCATCAGAGGAGATCCTGGTGCCCTTAGAATGAACAAGTCAACCAATCAAACTCATGAGAACTCCAAAGGTTGCTGACTTCTCAAATGTTCATGCTACAGAAAAAGCATTGAACTACATCAAGATCGTTAATTTTGCAAGAGCTCGTGGAATGTCCTATAGTGATCTTTCGGAAGCTCTAGATCTCAGTGAGCGAACTGTTCGCAGATACTATTGGGGAATCCATAGTATCAATGAGTTTCCTAGAAAGAGTCGGGAACAGGTTAGAATTGGTGCTTCTGTTCCAATTCATCTAGCACGACCTGGATTCAAACTGTGATATAATGGGAGCGGTAGTTCGCCTAACTCCCAAACCTGGGGCGGTGGTGGAATCGGTAGACACACCAGACTTAAAATCTGTTGGGCATTACGCCCGTGAGAGTTCAAGTCTCTCTCGCCCTATTGGCACAATTCTGTGCCATTTGTCCACTTTGTTACTATAAAACATGACTCGTCAATTTGATGTGAACTCCTCTGCAATTTCTGCTCTGAGCATGAATGAGGATCTGGTGACTGTCACCTTTTCATCTAACGGCAAAGAGTATAGCTACCGTGCTCAAGATCCTGGAACCTTTGTTGCTGATCTGGAGCAGGTGATCGCTGATCCTGAGGGTTCTGTGGGTCGGTTTGTCAATCAGGCAATCCGCACCGACAAGACCCTTGTGGAGGTCTGACAACTGGCACAGGGAGGGTTTCTGACCCTCCCTCTTCTTGGTATTCTACGTTTGTCCCTGAGACACATCCTATGGACTTCGACACTGATTTCTGGTCTGAGATTCAAGATGCTCCTGGTGAGATCTTCGACATTCCTGAACTTCGTGAACTTGATGAAGACTATCAGAATGATGAAGCAACTTGGAACGCATTTCTTAACAGCAACTGGGACTTCTAATGATGACACTGACTTCTCTGACTTTTGAGGAACTGGATGCAATTCTGGCACTCATTGAGTTTCATGATGATTGGGACGAAGTGAGTGAGAAACTGAATGTAGATGTTTCTGCACTCTATGAAAAACTCTCTGAAATGAGGGATGAAGTATGATTACTGCAATCGTGGGTGGCGTGATTCTCGCCACCTTTGGCATCATGTTCTACCTTGATGATCGTATGGGTGGCGGTCTTTATGATCCCGACCCTACTGCTTTTGACCGTTATCGGAGAAATCGCAAATGATGCCTGACACTTACAACTTCGCTGGCGACACTGTGACAGTTCTCGGACTGGTCGGTGTCATCTCCACTGGCATCATCCTGGTGCTATGCTTCACTCGTTACTTCAATTCTCCTCTTCGGAAATGATCTTCCAAGTTACTGACATTGAGTTTGACTTTGAGTCTGATGATGAGGAACTCGATGCTTTCAATCGTGGTATCATCACAGATGAAACCATCGGTCAAATCTGGGAGGCAGATGATGAGGAAGATCTAATCGAAGAGATCACATGCGCTACAGGTTGGTGCATCAAATCCATTGATTATCGTCACATTCTCTCATGACTAAAGAACTTCTGATCGCTCAACTTCGTCTTGGTAAAAATGGGAACGACATCCTTTCGATTCTTGATGCACTGCACAATGGGATGGACAGTGGTGAATCTAGTCAAGATAATGTTCCAACCCTAGACGAGATCCAGTTCTAGAAACTCGACGAGATGTGCCACATCATCTAGTGGCACATTCAATCTCGACGAGACCTGCATCATCATCTAGATTACACACATCGAGATCGAGATCCATGCAAACCGCATTCATCACTCCTATTTCACGCAAGGCAAAGAATCGCTTTGCAAATCTTATGGACAACAATCCTCAATGTATTGTCGAACAACACAAGGGAGGAAAACTGTTCATTGCATCTCAGAATCGTAATAATTTCTTCTGGATGCAACTTGACAAAGATCCTGATTGGATGCTACAATTCTAACATAAGGGAGGAAGGGGTTTGCCTCCCGCTTGATGAAAGTCACCCTGCGCGAATGAGTACAGATAATTATAGCATATGGGCGTAGGTTCTATGGGATGTTCATAGGTTGGGGTGGTGCCCAACCTATTTTTTTTATATAATCATATAATACTAGTGTTATATTGTATTGCAGGTTCGGTGGCGATGTGTTGTTCAGTAGGGATACCCTTCCCCCTTTGGTGCTGGTTGTCCATCTAAAATACCATCAAACCGCCATCAAACCCAGATGCTGTGCCAGTTCGCAAGGTGGCACAATGGGTCTGGACGGGGGTGGTTTCTGCGCCGTATTGTGTGCTCAGTTCACACCACACCACCATGCTGAACTTCACCAAAGGCAACGCCAAACTGGGCAAGCAAACCCTGATCTTTAATCTTCCTGCAGGTAAAACCTGCCCCGGTGCATTATTCTGCAAGTCTTTTGCTGTTGTTGATGACAATGGCAAGCGTACCATTCAAGACGGCGAGCACACTATCTTCCGTTGCTTCGCTGCATCTTCAGAGGTGCAATATGATGCAGCGTTTGAGAATCGCGCCAACAATTTGCGCCTGATTGTTGATGCTCTGCAGAATGGATCTGCTGCAGATCTTATCAACCAAGGCATCCAAGAGTACCGCACAAAGAATACTAAACTCGTGAGAATCCATGAGTCTGGTGACTTCTTCTCTGGCGCTTATCTTGATGCTTGGATTGAAGTTGCACAGCGCAATCCTGACCTAAAGTTTTATTGCTACTCCAAGAGTTTGCAACTGTTTCTGAACTTTAATCTTCCTGCTAACTTCTACTTCACCGCATCATATGGTGGCAAGTGGGATCACCTAATTGATGCAGGATTCTTTAAGCGTTACGCTAAAGTCTTCATGACCGAAGGTGATGCTAACTCTGCAGGGTTAGAAGTTGATCACGACGATTCACACTGTTTCGGTGATAAACCGTTTGCGCTGTTAGTGCATGGAACTCAACCTAAAGGTTCTATCTGGGGTGCTGCAATCCGTGCCCGTCGTTCACAACATCAGTTCAGCGGTTACAGTAAGAAACCCGTTGCAGTGTAAGGTATACTTAAGGGGGGCAATCGCTCCCCTTTCTTTATACTCATTTGTAACAATTAATTCCGCGCAGGAGGGGTGGCGACCTTTTTCGTCTTCAGGGCTACCCCGCCCCTCTCCTGATTGTCCCCATATCCTACAGACACCACAGACCCATAAAACCCCAGCAGTGGACAGTTCCACCACTGGCACAAGCTGGTTGATCAGTGCCCATGATGCTGTAGGATTCTCTCAGTTCACACCACTGAACCATGTTCACCTCTCTCACCGATCGCAACACGTTTGGCGCTACGTACCGCTGGGCGATCCTGTCGGTTCTGCCGATGGATGATGGCAGCGGTTGCACCGATCAGGATGGGATGCGCCCCACCGACATTAACAACGCTCTGGGGATGCCAAATGAGGCCCGCACAGCCCTCTCCCTGACCCTTAAGCGTATGGCTGCAGAAGGGCTGATTAAGCGCCATGAGCTGGGCGCCCACTGGGTTGAGTACACTCGCCTGCTACCGCTCCGCAAGCGCGAGCGCGTCGCCCGCTGGATTCAAGGGTGATTCAAACGGGGGGCACCAACCGCCCCCCATCCGTGCTAGGATTCTCTCAGTTCACACCACACCACTCCGATGAACTTTTCCTCTCTGACCTTTTCCGATCACAGTGTCATCAAAGGTGGCACAAAAGCACAACATACCTTTGAGAATGGTTGGGCGATCAGTGTTGTAGCGGGTCCAAAAAATTCGGGACTCTACGGTGACATTCAGCACGACACTTTTGAGGTTGCTGTGATTCGCCCAAATGGTAACATGCTGGAGGATGTTATCTGCTGGCAAACTCCAGTTCAGATCACAACATTGATGCACCTGATTGAGATGCTCTGAGGTATCATAAAGGGGGAGCAATTCTCCCCCCTTCCTATCATCACCACTACCATGGCACTATTCTCTCAGGCAACAGATCTTAAAACCCACCAAACAATATGGGTCGGCACTAATGTTCTCAAAGGTAAATCGCAAGGTAACTCTCACACTCGCAACTGGGATTATGATGGTCTCACTGCAGTAGAGTTAGCTTATCTGCATACTGATTATCACGGCAACGTTAATCCTTCCTGACATGTATCCTGCTTTCCTTTCTAACATTCAAATCGAAGAACTTGAGACCTTCGGTGTAATTGAAATGACTGAAGAATTGTTTGACGCTATGATGAATTGGTGTCAAGGTGACGGTCCAATTGTAGAAAATCTAGACTAGATTGCGCACACATTAATCTCGACGAGATCGCACACATTAATCTCGTCGAGATACACACATAACACACATTCACATCTAGATTCACATCATGAACAACAATCAAAAGCAAATTAATTCAATTGGTTTCACAATTAAATATCAAACACCATATAACAATTGTGAATGGCGCACACAATCATTCACTACAATAGAAGAGGCAAAAAGAATGATAGAGTTCTATAAGTCTTGTGGATCACCTGCTGAATTAGTATAATAAAAGAATAAAAGAATGAAGAATAAAAGAATGAAGAATAAAAGAATAAAAGAATAAAAGAATAAAAGAATAAAAGAATGAGAGTATAAAGAATAGAGAATGAATCTTAAGTAGTTCTTTATTCTTTATACTTTACAATCCTAATTGATTCTTTATTCTTTATACTCTCCATTCAGAAGTGCATTGTGATTCTTATAGTCAGTGGTGTGGTTAATTCTAATCACAATGCACTTCTCAATGGACAGTTATTCTTTATACTTTGCAATCGCAATCGGTTCTTGATTTTAATTCAGGTGCAATCGCAATCGGTTCTGTGTTTGTGTCAGGTGCAATTGCAATTGATTCTGTATTTGTGAGACCTTAAGGTGCAATCGGTTCTTAATTCTAATTCAGGTGCAATCGCAATCGGTTCTTGATTCTTTACACTTTGCAATCGTTGTTTGATTCTAATTAACATTCAAACTTGCCAATGCTGGTATCACCTCCGGTGCCGATCCGTCAAGCGTTTAACCCATAAGCGTCGCCGATCAAACGGATCTGCTTTTTTGTATCCTGGGATACCGTTTGCCCCTTGTGGGATCGGACGCTGGCGCTTACAGTGAGCGGAGCGAACCTTGAAAACCGAATAGGGCGATGGGCGGAGCGCGGGTGGCGCTGCGCTTCGCGGGCGACGTGTCGGGCGGGATCCCACGCGCCACCATCGCGCTATTTAATACTTTCAAGATTCGCCATTAGTTACACTTTCACCCTACACTTTCACAGTCCCATGACTATTCTTGTCGGACAAGTTGAAACTCTCATGCCTGAACTTTTGCAGGCAATGAGTGACGCTGACGCTGCAAAGCGTCGCGTTGATGATCTCAAAGCGCAGATGATTGCGCTGATTGAAGAACCTCAAACGGTCAAAACTTGCTGGGGTTCGGTTACACTTAACAAGGGCAAACGCTCAGTCAAAGTAACTGACAAGGCGTTAAATGCACAGATCACACTACTCAAAGAGAATGGAATCTCTGAGGGTAAGTGTCAAGAATCCATCTCCGATCCGTTCATCACGGTTCGAAAGTTGGACCGCTGAGTTACACTTAGGGGGGAGACAATCCTCCCCCTTTCTTTTTACAAACCACACCACACTTTTACGCCATGATGACACTTTCTCTCTGCGATGAGCGTATAGTTTATGAAGCAATCTTCCGCCATGTTGAACACTTAGCGGAACAGAATTGGGGCAGTTCCGATTCTATTCTGGCAGCAAAAGTTGCCGTCGATTGCTTCCCCAAACTTGGGTATCCTGTGCCCCATTGGATTACTGTTCTGGCACAATCCTGATCAGTTAGTTACACTTTCCACCCTACACTTTCGACCCATGCGCATCACCACACCGCTGCACTTTTCTGAGATTTTCTACTTTAATTTCAACCCTAAGTGTGCAGAATGGGATGAGATTTTCGGTCTTAGCGTAGGTAAACTCTACGTGGGTTTGTATAACAAATGCCTCAGCGTTGGTATTTTAAACTCTAACGGTGGGTTAGAGTCAAAAAACCAGGTTAAAGTTCGCGTTCTTCCCTGACATTCAAGGGGTGACATTCTCACCCCTTTCTTCACACAAACCACACAGGTCAGCACAATGCGCCACCCTATCATCCGTCACAATGCCCGCCCCGTTTATAGTTTCGCTGGCATCGTTGATGCAATCGAAACCGCTAAATCTAAGGGTCTTAAGCGTATCACAATGCGCTTCGATCAGTTTATAGCGAAGCCCTCTAAGTATGATGGCAAGGTTTATATTTTCTCCCATGAAAAAGAATTGAATCAGTGGGGCACAATGAGCAACGTTTACCTGGGTTGGATCACTGCAACTGAAACCAATTTGGGTGAAATGGCACTCATTCAAGCGGTGCAATCCGCTGCGTCTGACCCATACGCCGCAGCCAAACTCTACGGGATGCACACCGGAACCTGTTCATGTTGCGGTCGTGAATTAACCAATTCCCTGTCAATTGCGTTGGGGATTGGTCCTATTTGCAGGGAAAAGTTCGGACTCTAAGTTATATCGGGGGAGGCGCAATCCTCCCCCTTTATATACCGATCAGCAGTTCTTATCATTCGTTCGTTCGTGATTGGCAGTCCTTATCGGTCGGGGGGGCGGTCGCCGCGGCCCCATGGGGCGGTTTATAATGCACGGGTCCCCTTAGGCTACAAAGTGTTACGAAAGCGATCGATATATAACACTCAAGATAAAAAAATTCCCGCCATAAAAAATTCACAAATAGGTTGATATATAAAATGAAAAAATTAATAGTAATATATCTTGATGGAAAAAAAATTCGGAAAAAATTTTCAGCCCCTACAAGTCGATCAAATTAATGGAGATTATTATATCATTATCCCCGAATGGATAGCGAATGAACTTTCTTGGTATGAAGATACTGAGATTGAACTTAAGGTTGAATCAAATGAACTTATACTGAGAGAAAAAGAAGATGAGTAAAATTTATCACATTTATGCAAAAGATAAATGTATATTTCATTCTATTAGTGAAGATGAATTTCAATTGACTTGGAAAACATTGCAATATATGATTGGTATTATTGAGAGTAATTACACACCCAAAGATTTTTCATATGAGGAATTGATCATAAACAAAGAAACTTGCTTAAACTCTTCATATTGACAGATAATACATAATAAGGTATGATACTGAAGTAAATTAACTCAATTATGGCTAAAGGATTTACAGTAAAAGCAAAAACGCCCATGGCTTCACAGCAACAGCAACAAGAGGAATGGGACTATAATCTCGCAAGAGAAATGATTAAGGGCAAATCAATTGTATTTTGTCTTCCTGGAAGAGGAGTTTCTTATACATACTTGAAAAATTTTGTTCAACTTTGTTTTGATCTTGTTCAGAACGGAGCGAGTATTCAAATTTCTCAAGACTATTCATCCATGGTTAATTTTGCTCGTTGCAAATGTCTTGGAGCAAATGTACTACGTGGCCCAGATCAACTTCCATGGGACGGAAAATTAAATTATGATTATCAACTTTGGATTGATTCGGACATCGTGTTCGACACTTCAAAGTTTTATCAGTTAGTCTTAATGGATAAGGATATTGCCGCAGGATGGTACTGCACTGAAGATGGTCATACGACTTCAGTTGCACATTGGTTAGAAGAAGATGATTTCCGCAGTAATGGTGGAGTCATGAATCACGAAACTCTTGAGAGTATCTCAAAGCGTCGCAAACCATTTACTGTCGATTACACTGGATTTGGTTGGCTTCTGATTAAAAACGGAGTATTTGAACATCCAGAAATGAAGTATCCTTGGTTTGCTCCAAAAATGCAAGTTTTTGAATCTGGAGATGTTCAAGATATGTGTGGAGAAGATGTAAGTTTCTGCCTCGATGCAAAAGAAGCTGGCTTTGAAATTTGGTGCGACCCACGGGTACGAGTCGGTCACGAAAAAACAAGAATTATCTGATAAAATGGCAGATAGGTACAATATTCTCTGTAAAGGTAGAAAAATTTATTCCAATCTTACAGAAGAAGAATATTTCAATATTATGGGAGATTTGGCAGATGAATATTATCAGACCGGATCTCCCAATCCTGATGAAATTGAAACTGAAATTATTGGAGGTTAATTATGGCAGTTAAAGCAAAGGGTGGATTAAGTAAGAACTCTTACATTCCTGGTCCTCCTAAGAAAAGCAGGCAAGGAGATGGTGATGGTACTAAGTATTCCGCCACGTCTCGCAATGGAGCTCGTAAAAAATATAGAGGACAAGGAAAGGGATGAAATCATTACTCTTTATCTCGGAAGATAAAGAAAAGTCTTTAATTCAGGAGATGACTTATCATTTAAAAATGGCAAATTTAGATATTCATCCTTCTAATACTTGCTTTTTAATGGTCTCTCCTGACTATTCCGCTATTGTAACACAACATCTCTCACATTCATTATCAATGGATGGAGAGATTTTTCATATTGAAGCAGTCAATGTACCATTTCCTGATGAAAATGTACTAGATTATAAGGTTGAATTTAGTCAAAATTTAATGAAATGGAAAACAAAATGGGATAATTTTGTTTTAATTGAGGCTGGAGTCATTCGTGGAGGAAATTATACCTGGATTGTGGAGATAATGCGCCGTATGATAAGTGGAAATGTTTATACTGTGGCGCTTTGTGAGAATATTCATAGTATGTTTAAGAGTGATTTTGTCAGTTTATACTACGATGACAACCAAAAAGACCTTCATTTTTGGTGGGAACAGCCAAATAACCATTGGAAATAGTAAATAAATATTTTTTTACATTTGTTGAATTGGAAAAATTTTCAATGGGTAAACACCTCTTATTAGAGGTGTACAATGTAAACTTTAATCTTATAAATGACGCAATATCTCTTCAAGAAGTGATGGAAAGAGGTATTGTGCGTGCGGGAATGACGATTTTAAATATATTTTCTCATTGTTTTATCCCACAAGGATGTACAATTGTAATTACACTTGCAGAAAGTCATGTTTCTTGCCATACTTGGCCCGAAAATGGGTGTATTGCAATTGATGTTTATACATGTGGTGAAAAAAATCCAAAAATAATTGCCATTGAACTACTTAAATATTTAAATTCTGATAATTATTCGCTAAGATACTTGAATCGTTAAATAAAGATGAGGAGATAGCAACCTCCTACCAAAAAAGTTCTGTTTTATTAACTAAAACAGGAGCTAAAATGTCAAATTTACCAGTTGATAGAGACAAAGATTACATGTATCAAATGTGGGGAACTACAAAATTAATAACTGATTATGAAAACTCATCTCCAAAGAAAACAATTCAGGAGATTATGCATGATGAGATTCCAAGTCGAAAGCATTGTTTAAAAGAACAGTTTGAAATGCATCAAAAAATTAGAAATGATTTCGACTATGATGACTGGGATTATGGAACAGAACCATCTTATGGTTCTTCATGGAAATAGTCATAAATAATTGAAGAAATTTCTAGACGTACATGGCAGTAACAAGGATATCTAGATCCTTTAAAGATATTAGTTTATCCTTTGAACCCCATCCAGTGACAAAGGATCTACCAATATTGAAAGATCAAAATGCGATTATGAGATCAATTCGTAATTTGGTAGAAACAATACCGTCTGAAAGATTTTTTGATGTTAACATAGGCTCAAATGTTAGATCAAGTTTATTTGATTTTGTAGACTATGGAACTGCTTCTATAATTGAAACGCAGATCAAAACAACGATTCGAAACTTTGAGCCTAGAGTTACAAATGTAAATGTGGGCGTATCACCAAACCCAGATAGAAATGAATTTGAAGTTACTGTCATTTTTGACATAATTGGTCAAGAAATTCCAACCCAACAATATTCATTCATATTAGAGGCAACAAGATAAAATGCCTTTCACTAAGTTTACCAATTTAGATTTTGATCAGATAAAAACTTCGATTAAAGATTATCTTCGTGCGAATTCTAATTTTACCGATTTTGATTTTGAAGGATCGAATTTTTCAGTTTTAATTGATACCTTAGCTTATAATACTTATATAACGGCCTTTAATTCAAACATGGTCGTAAATGAATCATTTTTAGATTCAGCAACTCTAAGAGAGAATGTGGTTTCTCTTGCAAGAAATATTGGATATGTTCCCAAATCCAGGCAGTGTGCAGAAGCCTTAGTATCCTTTACAATTCAAACAGATTCTGAAACACCAACAGTTTCTTTACAAGCAGGACTTGTATGTGTTGGTTCAATAGATGGAAGTACGTATATTTTTTCAATTCCAGAAAATGTCTCTAAAAATGTCGTAAACGGGACAGTTTCCTTTGATAATTTGACAATTTATCAAGGAACATATTTAACTAAGCAATTTACTGTAGATGGATCGTTAGATCAAAAATTTATTTTAGATAATCCATATATTGATACAAAAACAATTGTTGCTCATGTAAAAGGACCAAGTGATAGTGGTCTGGGCACAAAATATTCTTTAGTTGACAATATTGTAAAAATTGATGAGTTATCTGAAATTTATCTAATACAAGAAGTTAAGGATGAAAAATATCAACTTATTTTTGGTGATGGTAGATTTGGTAAAAAATTAGAAAATGGAAGCATAATTACTGTAAGTTACATAGTCACTGATGGCAAATCTGGAAATGGTGCTAAAGAATTTTCATTTGCGGGAACATTTAAAAATGCAAGTGATGTTTTAATCGTACCAACAAATACAGTTAATGTAACTACAAGTTCTTCTTCTGTAAATGGATCAGATATAGAACCGATTGACTCAATCAAATATTTTGCACCTAGATTATATTCGTCCCAATATAGGGCAGTTACTGCAAAAGATTATGAAGCTATAATTCCGCAACTATATCAAAATACAGAATCAGTTTCTGTAGTTGGTGGTGAAGAAATGGATCCCCCAGAATACGGATCGGTAACAATCAGTATTAAACCAAAAAATGGAATTTATGTTTCTGATTTTGATAAACAACAACTTTTGTCAAAATTAAAACAATATAGCCTTACTGGAATTAATCAAAAAATTGTAGATCTTAAAATTTTATACGTTGAAATAGATTCATCAGTTTATTATGATTATTCTAAAGTGTCCAGTGTTGAGAATTTAAAAACAAAGGTTACATCTCTTTTAACCACATATTCAAAATCTGTAGATTTAAATAAATTTGGTGGTAGATTTAAATATAGTAAAATATTACAAGTAATTGATAACAGTGATATTTCAATTACATCTAATATAACAAAGGTAAGAATACGTAGAAATCTAAAAGTTGCCATAAATGACTTTTCTCAATATGAGCTTTGTTATGGTAACAGATTTCATATAAAGCAAAATGGTTATAATATTAAATCCACAGGATTTACAATTGCAAATTATCCAAATACAATTGTATATTTTACAGATACTCCAAATACGGATGGAAAAACAGGAGTTTTATCAATTATTAAACTTCCAAATATTTCATCATCATCTTCAAATAATAAACCAAACATTTTAGTTCAGTCAGCAGGAACTATAGATTATGAAAAAGGAGAAATTATGATTAATACTATTAAAATAATTTCTACCGAACTTCCTAATGATGTAATAGAAATGCAAGCATATCCAGAATCAAATGATGTCATAGGATTAAAAGATTTATATCTAGAATTTGATATTTCAAAAAGTCAAATAAATATGGTAAAGGATGTTATTGCATCTGGAGAGGATATTTCCGGAGTAGTTTTTTCAAAAGATTCTTATAGATCAAGTTATTCAAATGGGGAGATAACAAGAGGATAATATGATAAAAACAGGATTTGAAAACAGAGTAAAAGTACAACAAATAATTCAAAATCAACTTCCAGAATTTATTTTGGATGAGAGTCCAAAAACTATTGACTTTTTAAAACAGTATTACATATCACAAGAGTATCAGGGTGGTCCGATTGATATTTCGGATAATCTGGACCAATACTTAAATCTGGATAATTTAACCCCAGAGGTTATTCAGGGATCGACTACTTTATCTTATAATATTTCAGAAGCTGTTGGGATTGTTACTGTATCATCAACAAAGGGATTTCCGTCTAAATATGGTCTTTTGAAAATTGACGATGAAATTATTACTTACACGGGAATTACTACAAACACATTTACTGGATGTATTCGTGGTTTTAGTGGAATAACAAACTATCACAAAGATTTAGAATATGAAGAGTTAGTTTTTTCATCAACAAGTAGTTCTTCACATTTTGCAGAATCTGAAGTAGAAAATCTTAGTGTATTATTTCTTCAAGAATTTTATAAAAAATTAAAATATACTTTAGCTCCAGGTTTAGAAAATATTGATTTTGTATCAAATTTAAATGTTGGCACATTTCTTAAAAATGCCAGAAGTTTTTACCAATCAAAAGGGACAAAAGAATCATTTAGAATACTTTTTAATATTTTATATGGAGTAAATCCAAAAATTATTGATTTGGAGAATTTCCTTATAAAACCTTCTGATGCAAAATATATCAGAAGAGAAGTAATTTTGGTGGAACAAATAACTGGAAATCCACTGAGATTAATCGGTCAAACTTTAAAATCTAAACAAAGTGATGATTTATCAGCTTCAATATCTGAAGTTGAAATTGTTACTAGAGGTGGAAAAAGCTATTATAAATTTTTTATTTTTGTCGGATATGATGATACCCAAACTACTTCATTTTCTAACTTTACAATAACACCAAATACTAAATGTATTGATAAGATCTTATCTGGTGATACAGTTATTACGGTTGATTCTACTTTAGGATTTCCTGATTCTGGTATTTTATATGCAAATGATCAGAAAATTAATTATTCTAGTAAATCAATAAATCAATTTTTTGGTTGCTATACTATTGGATATAATGCAATTTTATCAGATATTGATAAAACTACTCCTATTATATCAGATTATACCTATTATGGATATGAAAATGGAGATACATCTAAAGAAGTTGTTGTAAGAATAACAGGAGTATTATCAAATTTTAAAATTGATTCTACAGATTACAGCTTAGTAACTGGAGATGTAATTACTGTAAAGAGTTTAGGAGACAATATTTCTCCCAATCAAAGTGGAAAAAATGCAACATATAAGCAAATAAATGCAAATAGTTGGATTTATAATACAAGTTCTAGATACCAATTAGATTCTTTTTCGGAATCTTTTGCGTTTACAAAGTCTAGTGTACATAAATCAAGTTTGAAAGTAAATGATTACGTAGAATTTTTACAAAGAAATACAGAAATTCCCGTAGCTGGTTTGGATAATGTAAGGATTACAAACATTATAGACAATAAAAAAGTATTTTTTGATACTAATATCTCTTCTTTAAATTCAAGAAAAAAATATGATATTAGAAGAAAAGTTAAAAAATCTAATAGCACATTAGTGCCGATAGGAATTGGTACTATAAACTTAAATAATAAAGTTTTTTCGGATGTGCAAAATGTTTACTCTGATGGAGATGAGTACTTATATGTTGCTTCAAACTCTTTACCATCTTATGAAATTAACTCGGATATTTTTGAATATGTTGTAAGTTCTATACCAAATTCAGGTCTTAATAATTCTACAGGAAAATATTCAATATTAGAATTTAGTGATTATATTTCATTTTTAACTGGAGATGAAGTTTATTATAGTTTTTCTGATCAACCAATAAGCGGATTATCTGAAGGAAAGTATTATGTAAAATTATTGTCTAACAGGCAATTGCAGTTGTTTTCCGCCAGAAACTTTATTGATACGAATAAGTATCTAGAGTTTTCTAATGTTTTACCTACAGGAAACCATACTTTTACTTTATTATCTCAAAAAGAAAAAATAATTTCACCCCAAAAGATATTAAAAAAAATTAAGTTAAACCCAGAGATTAGTGATAAAATTGGAGATGATACTCTTCCAGGATCATCTGGAATTTTGATTAATGGTGTTGAAATATTTAATTATAAATCTAATGATAAAATTTATTATGGACCACTAGAAAAAGTAAGAGTTTTGAATTCTGGTAGTGATTATGATGTAATTAATCCACCAAAAATTGAAATTTCGGGAAATGCTCTGGTACAACCTATAGTTCAGGGATCTATAACTTCAGTTTATGTAGATCCACAGGAATTTGATATAGATGTTTTTATCACAATAAGTGTAACGGGTGGAAACGGTAGTGATGTTTCATTAAAACCCATAATTGTAAAAAATAGAAGAGAAATAGAATTTGATGCAAGACAAACCACAAGAGGTGGTGGAATAGATGTAGTTAATGAAAGAATTACTTTTTTAAATAATCATAATTTATTTACGGGCCAAGAAATAATATATGATACTAATGGAAATGATGAAATTGGTATTGGTTCATTTAGGGGAGTAAATTATGATCAAGGAAATCTGGTCGATAATGCAATTTACTATGCAAAAGTATTAAATGATAGGACCATTCAAATACACCAAACAAAGAGTGATGCAATAACTGGTGTAAACACAGTAGGTTTTACAACGATTGGAACTTCTGGAATTCAAAAATTCAAAACTTCCATAAGAAATACATTATCAGAAATTAAAGTTTTAAATGGTGGAAATGGATTTACCAATAGAGAATTAATTGTAAAGTCATCTGGGATATCGACAAGCAAACATACAATTAATTTCAAAAACCATGGATTTTTGACTGGAGAAATAATTACCTACACATATACATCTTCACCTGTAGTTGGATTATCATCTGAAAATAGCTACTATGTTGGCAAATTAACTGATGATTCTTTCCGTTTATATAATGCAGGAATAGGTGTAACAATATCTGAAAATTATGAAAAAAATAATTATGTTAAATTTTCTTCTACTGGATCGGGATATCAAATATTTAATTATCCAGAAATAGCAGTTGTTGCTAATTATTCTGGAATAGGTATTGGTAGTACTCAAATTAGAGGTAATATTGTTTGTACACCAACTGTAAGGGGTGAAATTGTTGATGCGTATGTTTATGAAACTGGATCTAACTATGGTTCCACTATTTTAAATTACCACAAAAAACCAACTATTAAAATTAAAACTGGAACTACTGCACAACTAAAACCAGTTATTAGTAATGGTAAAATAATTAAAGTTTTGGTTCTTTTTGGTGGATCTAATTATGATTCAACACCAGACTTAGAAGTTTTTGGTGATGGTACTGGAGCTGTACTAAGAGCAATTACTTCTAATGGAAAAATCAACTCGGTAAAGATAATTAATTCTGGGTTTGGGTACTTAGATACATCAACTTCAATCTTAGTAAAAAGACCTGGAAAAAATGCTGTTTTTGATGGTGTTGTTAGATCACTATCGGTTAATAAATCTTATCAATATGGTGTCCAAGATGCACTTTACAGAGAGTCTGCGAATGAAATAATAGTAAAATCGACTGATAACTTACAATATTTTGTTTGTGGATATTCAGAAAACTTAAAAAATAATTTTAATGAAGTAAGTAATAAGCATTCTCCAATTATTGGATGGGCTTATGATGGCAACCCAATTTATGGTCCATATGGTTATTCTGATCCATATAATTCAAGCTCTCCATTAAAATTAATTAAAACTGGTTATGCAACAACCGATGTTTCAAATAGACCTTCTGGATTTGATTTAGGATTTTTTAATGAAGACTATATTTTCAATAATTCTGGAGATTTGGATAGTCATAATGGAAGATTTTGTAAAACACCAGAATTTCCAAATGGAGTATATGCATATTTTGCATCTACAAAGCTTAATCCTTCCGGAGAATTAACTGGAGAATTTCCTTATTTTATCGGAAAAAATTATAGATCCCAATTCGTAACTGATAATATATTCTTAAATCAATATACTTATGATTTAAATAATTCCGGATTAATTAGAAATACTTTTCCATATAGAGTTGATGACGAATACTCTGGAAATGATTTTATCACAGAATCGAATGAACTTATTAACCAAACAACGGTTATTGAATCTGTTACCCCCGGAGAAGTTACTTCATTTGAAGTAATAGAATCTGGTTCTGGATATAAAGTTGGGGATAAACTTATTTTTGATCAAGATGGAACTTCAGGATACGGCGTTGACGCTGCGGTTTCTGAAATTTCTGGTGGTCAAATTGCAAATATCAACACAACTAAAGTTACTTATTCAAATGCTGTTATTGAAAGAAAAAATTCCGATGAGTTAATGATAACTATTAAACCATATCACAATTTAAACAGTGGTGATATAGTTTCAATTTCTGGGTTATCAACTAATTTATTCTCTTTGAATGGCTTCTATAAAGTAGGATTTAATACTCAAACATCATACATTTTAAAAGATGTCCCTGCACCTGCAGTAACTGGAGTAGTAACTTTCATATCATTGCCCAATATACCAGATAGTGTTTCTATTGGGAGTAGTATCAAAGTTGATAATGAAATTTTCTCAATTTTAGACATATACAAAACAAATGGTGCTTTAAAAGTTCTGCGAACTGGTGCCGGAGTTTCTCATTCCCAAAGAGCTCCAATTTATTTTTTCCCAGATTCATTTACAATTTATAAAAAAACTGATGGTTTTGATTCTAAAAATAATGTAAAGGTATTTTTTAATCCAAGAAATACTTTGGGAGTTGGAACAACTCCGGGAGAAGGAAATAATAAATCATATTTTATAGATGGTGTACAATATTACACATATAACACAACTCAATCAATATTTGTACCTAATCATCCATTTAAAACTGGAGAAAAGGTAATAGTTACAAAACCATCTGGGACCTCTGCAATCACAGTCTCAACTTCTCCAGATAGTGGAGCATATGGAATACTTGTGGGGGCAAGTGAAATACTTTATATAATTAATAAATCAAAGGATTATATTGGTCTCGTAACAAGTGTTGGTGTTACTACAAATACAAGTGGATTATTTTTCCCAGTGGCTGGGGGAAGTAATAATGAACTTTACAGTATAGAATCCGATAAAAATCAAATTAAATGTGATGTCAATAAATTAGAAGCTACTGTTTCTATATCCTCATCGCATCTTTTAAATAATAATGATATTATAAACTTACAAATTAAACCAAATTTAAAAGTTGGTATTGGTACAACTGCAAATATATTATTAAGATACAATAATACTTATAAAAAATTATTAATCGATAAAGTAATTTTTGATTCATCATCAGTAAATACTACCAATAGTACAATTGGAATAACATCACACTATTACAAAACTGGAGATAGTGTTTTCTATGATTCTGGAGATACTGTTGCTTCTGGCTTAAGCACAGGAAAATATTTTATTTGTAAAATAGATGATAATATTGTCAAATTGTCAGAGACATATTATGATTGTTTCTTAGATACTCCTAAAACCGTTTCAATTACTAGTACTGGAGGAGATCTTCAGGAGTTAAGTTTAATCAATCCAAAATTAAAATCCATAAAAAATAATAAAATAATATTCAATGTATCAGATTCATCTTTACTTGGATATAATTTTAATTTATATTATGATAGGGAATTCAAAAATAAGTTTGAAATTAATCTTACTAATGGATCAAATGTTATTTTAGGATTTGGAACTGTTGGAAATCCCGGAATAGGAACAATTTCAACCAGAATTGTCAACTATTCGACAGTAGGATTTCCAGAAAGATTATATTATAATTTTGAAAAAGATGGTACACCATTGGAAATTGATAATGATGTTGCAGATTTTTGTCAAATATCATTTGTAGATAGTACTTATAATGGACAGCATGATGTTTATGGTGTAGGAAATACTACTTTCAAAATTTCATTAGATCAAACACCAGAAAAATTAAATTATTATCAGGAAGATTGTGATTTATTAAAATATTCTACTAAGTCTAAAACTGCTAATGGACCAGTAGAAAAAATAAAAATTATTTCATCTGGTGGTGGATATAAGAAATTGCCAATATATATTGGTTCCTTATCTAAAAATGGAGATGGAGCTTATATACTACCAAAATCTTCATCAATAGGTAAATTGAATAGATTTAGGATAGTTAATGAAGGTTTTGAATATGCTTCTGATAAAACTATTTCTCCATCTGCAAATATTCCCAAGGTAATTTCAATTACATCTTCAAGTTCTTTAAAATCAATATCAGTTCTTGATGGTGGAAAAAATTATACATCAGCTCCAAATCTGGTAACTGTAAATTCAATAACTGGAGAAAAAATAAATTCTGGTGTATTAATTCCAAAATTAATTGGAAACTCTATTTCTTCCGTTGAAATAAGAGAAATACCTAGAGGTTTGCCATTTAAAAAAGTTAGAATAATGGCAATTAGTAATACTAATGGAATAAAAATTGATGAGGTACAATCCTCAGTTAGTGGTATAGGAACATTAATTATAAGCACACCAATTGCTGGTTTTTCAACAGATCCATTTATAACTGGTGATGAAATATATGTAGAAGGTGTCACTAATCACAATCCAGGAGATGGTAATATTGGATACGGATTTAATAGTGAAAATCACGGTTATCAATTTTTCAAAGTTACTAGATATTATCAACAATCAAATCCAGGTAAATTAGAATTTCAAATACCAAAACTTTATGGAAATCCTGGTTTAGCAAAAACAATTCAAGATTCTTTTGCGTCTGTTATTAAATCTACAAATTATCCAAAATTTTCTGTAGAACAAGAACTTAGCGTATTTTTAGATAGTGAAAAAATATATTCTTCTATAAATGGCTTCCCATTTGAAAAAAGAGATTTATATGTATCATCTTCAAATGGAAATTATGTCAGACTAATTGGTAAATATGAATTAACCACTGGTGAAATTATAAAAGGTGAATATTCATCTACAGTTGCAACAGTAAGTGAAATTAAAAATGTTGATGGAATGTTTGAAATTAATTTTTCAAAAAATGAAAAAATAGGATGGCTTGATGATACTGGAAAAACTAATTTAGAAACTCAAGTTATACAAAATAATGATTATTACCAAAGTCTTTCATATACAATTAAAAGTCCAAAGGAGTGGGATCAAATTGTAACTCCAGTTAATAATTTAGTTCATCCAAGTGGATTTAAAAATTTTGCAGATACTGAAATAACTCAAAATGCAGAATCTGGAATTGCAACTGCAAGTCAAATACCCTTTTCAATAATTAAAGATTTTATAACTGAAAGTGATGTAACAACAATCAACAATATTGATTTTGCAGTTGACATAGAGCCTTTATTAGATTCTACAAATGTTGTTAAATTTAAAAATATTAAGTTAGCAGATTATGTTGAGTGTAGAACTAATCGGGTTTTACAAATAGATGATATAAGTCCTCTATTTTCTAGTATAGAAGACGAAAAAAATAAAACATTTTCAATTATTTTACCTTTAGAATTAACAAAAAAATTAACAAAAGCTTTAATTCAAGTTATAAAAACTGATTATAGTGAAATTCAATTATCTGAGATTGTTGTAATTAATACGCAAAATAATGTTTATACCTTACAAAAAGCAAATCTATCAAATAAGGGATCAAAAATAGCTACAATATCCGGTGTTATTGATAGTTTCAATACATTCTATTTACAATTTGAACCTGATGATATATTTAACTCAGATTATGAAATAAAAATATTGAAAACAGAATTTAATACTCCTCTAACCGGAATTTCGACACAATCAATTGGTTTTAATAAACTTACTGCTTCAAATAAGCTTGTTAATCCTGGCGTAACAACTTCTGTAGTTTCATTTAATTCTTCACAAGTAAAATCATTTTACACAAGTATTCAAGTTTATAATACTTTAACAAATGAAATGAATTATGTTGAATTTTACATAACTCATGATGGAACAGATACCTATATGAGTGAATTTTATTTTGATGATAAAAATGATAATCTCGGCAATTATATCGGATCTTTTGGTGTTAGTTTATCAAACCAAATAATTTCTCTTAATCTTACAAATACTTATACGGGTCTTAATAAACTTAGATTTAGTAGTAAAACAGTTGGTTTTGGTTCTACATCAGCTGGAATTGGAACATATAGATTTAAATATCCAAAACAAAGAGATGGAAGTGAGCAAACTGCATTGTATGAATCCAAGTATGTTTTATCATCAACAAATACGGATATAATTTCGGTTGATAGCAATAGGATTAGTTCTTTGAAAAGCACAGTAAGGGTTGGATATGGTAAGACAACCGCTTTACATCAGTTACTAATGGTTTATGATGGATCTAATGTTATTACTACACAATATCCATTTTTATCTATTGGTAGTACCTCCGGAATAGGAACTTTTGGTGGATATTTAAGTGGTTCCAACTTAAGATTAAGGTTCTATCCAGATACTAGTACCAATAATGCAGATTTAGAAATATTGATGTTTAACGAGGTATTTTATAAAGGATTTGATGAGATCAATATACCTCCTAAATTATTTTATTCTCCAATTACAGAAGCTTTTAGTATTGCAAAATATTTTGGAACTAATTCACAAAGAACTAACAGATTAAATTTTGATTTAAATTATAATGGATATCCTATATTTAAAAAATCCTTTGATCCTGAAGATAGTACAATACTAGATCCAACAAATCACATTTTTACTATAGAAAATCATTTCTTTAGCACTGGTGAAGAATTATATTACAGACCAAAATCGACTTTTATTGGTGTAGGTACAGCACCAATAGGTATTGGGACAACTCTAAGTTATTCTGGAATAACCACGAATAAGCTTCCTGATGTAGTATATCCAATTAAAATTAATAATTCTCAATTCAGACTAGCTACAAGAAAAGAATATGCTCAAGCTGGAATTTATGTAACATTTACTTCTTTTGGTGAAGGAAATGCTCATGAACTTGAAATGGTTAAGAAAAATGAAAAGTCTTTTATTACTATTGCAAATTTAACTCAATATCCTTTAGCATGGACAAAAAATAAACAAACATTATCAGGAAATCCTGGAAGTTTGATTGGAATTGGCAATACTATTATATCATTAAGTGGAATTAGTACAGTAAACATTACTGATATTTTAAGAGTTGATAATGAATATATGAAAGTAACAAATGTTGGATTTGGTACTACAAATATTGGTCCAATAACATTTAGTGGAAATGTTCCTTTAGTTGAAGTAGTTCGTGGTTTTTGCGGAACAGCCGCAACTAGTCATACTGATGGATCTATTGCTAGAATTTATAAAGGTTCTTATAATATTTCCGGAAATGAAATTTTCTTCACTGATCCACCAAGGGGTAATATCTTTGATTTAGTTGGACTTAATGAAAGCAATCTTACCAGAGAAAGGGCAAAGTTTTCTGGAAGGGTTTTCTTAAGAAAAGATTACACTAGAAACACTGTTTATGATAATATATCAGAATCATTTACTGGGATTGGACGAACTCACACATTAACAGTTCAAGGAATTAATACAGTAGGTCTTGGTACAACTGCAGGAAACGGATTGGTTTTCATTAATAGTATTTTCCAAACTCCTACAACAGAAAATGCAACAATTTCTAATTTTGAAATAATAGAAGATTTTTCAGCTGGAATTACTAGTATAAGATTTAGTGGCATTACTAGTTCAAATGGTTCACAAATAGTATCAAATTATGATCAAAATCAAAATCAATTGCCAAGAGGAGGTTTAATTGTATCTTTAGGTTCAACCCCAGGTCTTGGTTATGCTCCACTCGTAGGTGCTTCATTCAAGCCTATTATTAATGGAAGTGGATCAATTGTTGGATTTGGAACTACTTCTATTTTTGGATCTGGATATAGAGGTTCTGTTTCTATTGCCGTAACTGAAAGTGGTCATTCAGGAACACCTGCAGTTATAACTGCAACTGTTGGTGCTGGTGGAACATTATCTTTAAATATTGTAAATGGTGGAACAGATTATACAAATCCAGCAATCATTATTCCATCTCCAAGTTATGAAAATTTACCAATTATTGGTATATCACGCCTATCAGTTGGTTCAACTACAGAAACTGGAACTGGATTGTTGATGAATTTGGAAATGGGTCCAAGTTCTAGAACTGGAATTGGTTCTACCTTGTTTGAAGTATCTTCATTTAAGATTACTAGATCTGGGTTTAATTTCCAAATAGGAGATGTATTTACACCAGTTGGTCTTGTAACCGCTAAAGGACTCAATCAACCATTAGAGCAATTTAAAGTTACTGTAGTAGAAATATTCAATGATTCATTTGGAGCTATACAGCTTGGTGAAATGAATTATATTGATTCAATTAGGAATTTGCAAGATGGAAGAAGAACTAGATTCCCATTATATTACAATTCAGAACTTTTAAGTTTTGAATCAAATAGAGATGATCCAGATTCTTCTTTAATAGATTTTGATTCTTTATTAGTTATTTTCATTAATGGAATCTTACAAGAACCAAAAAAAGCATACAATTTCAATGGTGGAACCACATTTAATTTCTTAACTGCACCAAAAAAAGAAGATAATGTTTCTATATTCTTCTATGTTGGAACCAGGGATGAGGATAGTGTAAGAATCTCTGTGGATCAAAGAATAAAAGAAGGAGATACTATACAAATCTATAGTGATAATAATAATTTACAGAATACAATTACACAAGATTCAAGAACTGTGAATGTTATTTCTGGTTCAGATAGAATAGAAACTAATATTTACAGAGGAGAAGGTATTGATCCAATTAACTTTAAACCATTAAATTGGACAAAACAAAAAAGAGATATACTAATTAATGAAACTATTGTTTCTAAAGCCAGAGATTCTATCGAAAGTCAAGTATATCCAACCTCCAAAGTAATTAAAAATTTTGGAACAACTGATTCAAATTTATTTGTCGATAATGCAGAATTTTTTGATTATGAAGAAGGACTACCAGTTGATAATTTTGATTGTTTAATAGTCAATGATCAAAATACTTTAGTCTCGGCTGCAATTACTGCAACAGTGTCTATAGCAGGAACAATTAGTTCATTAACTATAGTTGATTCTGGGGAGGGTTATTCTGGAGCATCAATTATTGTAAAGATTTCTCCACCTAAAAAAATTGGAGTTGGAGTTGGAACAACAGCTACTGCTTCTATTGCCATAAGTAATGGGAAATTGGTAGGACCAATAACTATTACAAATCCAGGTTATGGATATACTATAACATCTCCTCCTCAAGTTTTAGTTCCTTCTCCACAAGTTGATAGTGAATTAATAAAAGGAATATCCATTGTTCAAGGATTTGATGGTGTAATTACTGGAATTGCTACTACTTCTGGATTAAATGGTGCTTCTTTAGCCCTCTCATTTACAATTGTCAGAGATCCAGCAGTTTATACTGATCTGGAAATAGGTTATCCAATATTTGTCAATAGTACCAGAGTTGGTAATGGTATTACCTCAATAGATAATGATAACGCACAAATTATTGGGATTGGAACACAATTTTTGGACAATATTTATTATATACATGGAATTAATAAAACATTAGGTATAATTACTTGTAATATATCATCATCTTCTTCGGTAGTTGGAATTGCAACTACGGGAACATTGAATTACCCTGTGGGAAGATTTTCTTGGGGAAGATTTGCAGGTTTTTCGAGATCATCAAATCCAATTTCAATTGCAGTTACTGGAAAAACTATTGATGTTGGTTTAACAACATTTTCTTCAGTTCAAAGAAGAAATTATGGTTTAAGAAATACTGGATCATTGAAGAAACGTGTAATGGGATTATAAATATAGAAAAAACGGTATATGTCTGCACTCGTAACAGATCAATTTAGAATATTAAATGCGACGAATTTTATAAATTCTATTGAAACTGAAGAAAGTTACTATTACGTTTTTGTTGGCTTACCAAATCCACAAATAAATGATGGGTTTGGTAGGAATGAAAATTGGGATAGATTAGATATTCCGGATCCAAATTTGGCTGTCATTCCAAATCCAATAGATAATTTTGATTATCTACCACACTATGGTGATTTATCTTTATATGGAAAAAGAATTACAAATTCAAATGTAAGAAGGGCAATAAGAAAAGTTAGTTGGGTTTCTGGAAATCGATATGAAATGTATAGACATGATTATAGTATCGAAAATCCTGCTCCAATATCTAATAGCTCTAGACTATATGATACAAATTATTATGTAATTAATTCGGATTATCAAGTATATATTTGTATAGACAATGGTTCATCTGGAATTAATACCACAGGAAATCAATCTAAAGATGAACCACTTTTTACTGATCTAGAACCATCTAGAGCTGGTGAAAGTGATGATGGTTATATTTGGAAATATCTATTTACAATTTCGCCAAGTGATATTGTAAAGTTTGATTCTACGGAATATATTACGCTTCCCAATGAGTGGAATACTTCCACAAGTCCTCAAATTGTTGCGGTGAGGGAAAATGGTGATTCTACAGTAAATGAAAATCAAATTAAAAAAGTTTATATTGAAAATCCAGGAGTAAATTATACGTCGGGGGAAGTTGATATATTAGGTGATGGTACTGGAGGTAGGGTCTTTATTGATGTAAACGAAAATGGAGAAATTACAACTGCTACAGTAACTGCTGGTGGAAAAAATTATACTTATGGAATTGTAGACTTAGGACCTTTACAACCAGCCGGAAGTATTCCATTTCCAGCAAAGTTAGTTCCAATTATACCGCCATCTAGAGGTCATGGATACGATTTATATCGAGAACTTGGTGCAGATAAAGTTTTAATTTATACAAGATTTGACGATTCTTCTAAAGATTTTCCAACAGATACTAAGTTTGCTCAAATAGGAATAGTAAAAAATCCAACTAAATTTATTTCTTCTGAGAGATTTTCTGATCCACAATTTTCTAGTTGTTATGCTATGAAAGTTATTCCAACTACTTCAAGTTCCCCATTAGTTGGTGAAAAAATATCTCAGGATACTGATGGAACGGGAAATAATATCGCAGTTGGGTATGTTGCATCATATGATTCAGAAACTAATGTTTTAAAATATTTTAGAGATAGATCCTTATATTTAAATCCATCTTTTTATGACACCACAGATTATCTTGATGTTAGTATTAAGGCAAACGCTAATGTTGAATTTACATATACTGGAGGTGCAGTTTTTACAACAAGCGGTTTCACTGGATCAATAGATGGGAATTTTACGGGAATTCAAACTAGCCCAACAAATTCAAATAAAGTGATACCTTTAGACGTGGAATTTATTAGAGGCTTAGCAAATCCGGAGATAAATAAAGGATCGGGGGATATTATTTACATAGATAATAGACCTTTAGTTTCAAGAAATCTCAGACAAAAAGAAGACATTAAAATTATCCTGGAATTTTAAAAACAATGGCACAAAAAACAAACCTTAATGTAAGTCCATATTTTGACGATTTTAATTCTGATAAAAATTTTTATAAGGTTTTATTTAATCCAGGACGAGCAATTCAGTCTAGAGAATTAAATACATTACAGTCAATATTACAAAATCAAATTGAGTCTTTTGGAAGTCATATATTCAAAGAAGGATCTATAGTAATACCAGGAAATATTAGTTACGATTCAAAATTTTATGCAGTAAAATTAAATCCATCCAATTTCAATATTGATATTGGATTATATATTAATAATTTTATTGGCAAAAAAATAAAAGGTCAGGTTTCTGGAATTACAGCATCTATCCAATCAGTTGCCTTTCCAAACAACGATGAGATTGATTATATTACAATATATGTAAAATATCTTGACTCTAATAATGATTTTATAAATTCCACATTTACTAGTGGTGAAGGATTAGTTTGTACTGAAAATGTAACTTATGGAAATACAACTATTAATGCTGGCACTATATTTGCATCTTTAATATCAGATAACCCAACTTTTATTGGCTCATCAGCATCAATTAATGAAGGTATAGTTTTTGTTAGGGGTTCATTCGTAAAAGTATCAAAGCAAACTTTAATATTAGATTACTATTCAAACACACCTTCTTACAGAGTTGGATTAAGAGTAGTTGAAGAAATTATAACTGCAAAAGATGATTCATCATTGTATGATAATGCAAAAGGTTTTACAAACTATGCAGCTCCTGGAGCAGATAGATTCAAAATATCATTAGTTTTAACTAAAAAACCTCTAAATGAATATAATACTGATACTGACTTTATAGAATTACTTAGAGTTAAAGATGGTTTAATTCAAAAAATTGAAACAAAAAGTGATTATGGAATCATCAAAGATTACTTAGCACAGAGAACATTTGACGAATCTGGAAATTATACTGTTGTTCCATTTACAATATCAGTAAATAATTCATTAAATGATAGATTAGGTAATGATGGATTATATTTTGATACAGAAGAAACTGATGAAAGGAATAAACCAAATGATGATTTGATGTGTATAAAAATTTCACCAGGAAAAGCTTATGTTAGAGGGTATGATATTGAAAAAACAGGAACTACTATAATTGATGTAAAAAAACCTAGAGATAAGCAATTAATATCTGGTATTGGTTTACCATTTGAAATGGGTAACTTGATTAGAGTAAATAATGTTACTGGTTGCCCAACAGAAAGATTAACAATAGACTTATACAATAGAAGAGTTGATGATAGTGGTTCAATAAAAATTGGCGATGCTCGTGTTTATACATTCAATTTAACAGATTCCAGATATGTTGATGATACTACAACTTGGGATCTATACTTATATGATATTCAAACTTATGTTAGATTAACTCTCAATAATACACTTTCAAATACTGAATTAGTATCAACTTCATATATTGTTGGAAAAAGTAGTGGAGCTTCTGGTTATGCAGTTTCTTCAGGAAATAATTCTCAAATAGTTAATATTCGCCAAGTTTCGGGAAATTTTATTGTTGGTGAAAAAATATTAATTAATGGAATTGAAGATACATCAAGAATAATTAAAAGTATCCAAGCTTTTAATTCTAGTGATATTAAATCCGTTTATCAATCTGGATCTCCAGCATTTACTGCAGACACTGTATTATCAAATACGACTCCATATGGATTCAACAGTCAGGATCAAATAACAATAACTTCTGGTGGTACAGTAACTTCACCAAACAAATTATTCACAGGTATAAGTACAAATTCAATAATAAAGTATTCAATATCTGGATTTAGTACGGAATCTTATAATAGAGTAACATCAGTATCAAATGATGGTCTCTCAATGACTGTTGTTGCTATACCTAATGTTAATGGAGTTTGTGTTGGAAGTTTACCATCTTCTCAAATTTCATCTAGATTTTCTCTAGGGGCTTCATCAATTTTGAATGAGGAAAATGCTTACCTTTATTGTAAATTACCAAATTCAAATATAGCAAATGTAGATTTATCAGATTCTAATATTAGTTTTTCTGCACAATCTAATATAAGTCCCACAGTTAGTGGAAATACTTTAACAGTATTTCCAGGTGACTTCAACTTACCATCCGGAATTTCTACAGCTTCTTTCCAAGCATATGATGAAAAAAGATATTCAATTCATTATACTGATGGAACAGTTGAAACTTTGTCTAGTGATGAAGTAACAATATTACCAACTTCTGTTAGATTTAATGGAATTAGTAATAAAACTGTTCATAAAATTAATGCATCATTTATTAAGCAAGGAATTCAAAGTAAGTTAAAAACTTATTCTCGTAGCAAAATAATTGGTGTTTCATTATCCAAATACCAATCTTCAGGAACAGGAATTAGTACATCGATATATGATGGGTTGAATTATAATCCATATTATGGTTTAAGAGTTCAAGATGAAGAAATTTGTTTAAATTATCCAGATGTTGTAAAAGTTTTGGCTGTTTACGAATCTTTAGATGTTAATGAACCCATATTAGATTCAATTTCCTTTTCAGCAACAGTAAATGTTTTATCAAATGCAATTATTGGAGAAAATATAGTAGGAAAAGAAAGTAATACCGTTGCTAGGGTTGTTCGTAAACCTAATGAGTATCCAAACAATTTAGAAATTGTTTATTTAAATTCAAATAGATTTTCAAAAAATGAATTAGTTACTTTTGGAGAATCAAATATTGAGGCTGAAATTGATAGTATAATTTTTGGAAAATATAAAGATATAACAAATTCATTTAAACTTGATAAGGGTCAAAGAGATCAATATTACGATTATTCCCGTTTAATAAGAAATCGTGGAGAATCTGAACCATCTAGAAGATTATTAATTGTTTTTGATCATTATGAAGTTTCTGGCAGTGATAATGGGGATGCTTTTACTGTATTGAGCTATAATTCTGATAGATTTTTAAAAGATATTCCTAATATAGGATTAGCTCAAGTGAGAGGAACTGATACTTTGGATTTTAGACCAAGAGTAACTACATTTTCTGGATCAGAATCATCACCATTTGATTTTTCATCTAGAAATTTTTCCACAGCACCAAGAACAATTTTAAAACCAAATGAAAGTTCTATAGTAACATATGAATATTATTTGCCAAGAATTGATAAATTATATTTGGATAAATTTGGTGGATTAATTGTTGATAGAGGAGTTTCTTCACCAAATCCAAAAGAACCAATAAAAGACGAAAATGTTTTAGAATTAGCTTCGATTTATTTACCACCATATCTTTATAGTCCCAAAGATGCAAAAATAAATTTGGTGGATAATAGAAGATATACTATGAAAGATATTGGTAAAATTGAAGATAGAGTTGAAAACTTAGAAAAAGTAACATCACTTTCTTTATTAGAGTTAAATACCCAATCTTTACAAATTAGAGATGCTGATGGATTTAATAGATTTAAAACTGGATTTTTTGTGGATGATTTTAAAACTACAAATTTTATCGATTTAAATGTATCTCTTTCCGAAGTAAATAGAAATACAAATCAATTAACACCATTAATTTCTAGAAATAGTTTAAAAAGTCAACTTACTCCAGCATCAAATGTATCAATTTCAAATTTAGATTTATCAACAAATTATGAACTATTAGATAACAGAGTTCAAAAAACTGGTAGAGTTGTAACATTAAAATATACAGAAGTTGATTGGATTGAGCAACCATTTGCAACTAGAGTAGAAAATGTAAATCCTTTCCATGTAATAAATTATGCTGGTCAGGTTACATTAAATCCAGCTAGAGACAATTGGATTAGAACTATACAATTGCCAAACAGAATTTTAACTCATAACAATACTCTCAATCTTCAAATAAGAACTGAGACAAATAGAGTTAATTTGCAAAATATTGATAATAGATCTTCCGCTGGAACAAATTTAACAGGGAGACAAGTTACTGTAGCTGATACATTTACAACTTTAAGTAGTAATACACAAACAACAACAAGAACAACTAGATCTAGTGACACAAGCACATCAGAAACTAGTGAAACTGCATTTATTACGAGTGAAAATGAAACTTTTATAAGATCTAGAAATACCGAATTTGTAGCATCTAATCTAAAACCATATACTCGTTTTTATCAGTTTTTTGATGGAAGTAGTGCTGTTGATTTTATACCAAAATTAATAGAAATATCTAGTGATTTAGATCTTATAAATTATGGATCTATCGGATCATTTCAAGTTGGTGAAACAGTTTTTGGATACTTTAATAATCAAAATATTATAAGATTTAGAGTAGCTAGACCGGATCATAAATTTGGACCATTTAATAACCCTTCCACAAAATATGATGTTAATCCATATTTTAGAGACGAAGCTCTTTCTACATCTTATAGTTCATCATCTAAAATTTTAAATGTTGATACTTTTTCATTATGTGAAGAAGCTCAGGGAAGATTTTCTGGTTATATTTTACCAACTACAGTATTAATTGGTTCAACAAGCCAGGCAGTAGCTTACGTTAAAGATATTAGATTAATATCCGATAATTATGGAGACTTAATAGGTTCTTTCTTTATTAGAGATCCTAATACAACTCCACCACCTGCAATTAGAATAACTACTGGAAATAAAACATTTAAAATAACATCGAGTCAAACAAATGAATCGCAACAATTAGGTTCGACAGACATATCTTCAGCTCAAACTAACTATTTGTCTGAAGGAACTGTTCAGATGTATCAAGATATTATTAGAAGAAATACAGTTTCTGCGAATTTAGACCATTTTGAAACTATTAATACTACAACAATAACTGCAACAACACAGACTGCAGTATCACAATTTAATTTACCACCTGAAGAAGTAAATTTCATAACAGAAATAACAAATAATATAACAAATGTTACTAATGTAACAAATAATAATATCACAAATATTATTCAACAACAAGCAGAAAGAGTGGATCCATTAGCACAAACATTTGTAGTTGGTGCTAATATTGATGCCCCATCCAACCAAACATTTACTGAAGATGTTAACGGTGCTCACATAACTGCTGTAGATCTTTATTTTAGAAAGAAAGATCCTGGAAACAGCCCAGTTACTGTTCAAATAAGAACTGTTGAATTAGGGACCCCAACATTAACAGTTTTAGGTAATTCGGTAACATTACGTCCAAATCAGGTTAATGTTTCTGAAGATGGTTTAACACCAACCAGATTTGAATTTGATTATCCAATATTACTACCACCCGGAAGAGAATATGCAATTGTTATTCTTGCACCAGAAAGTGATCAATATGAAGTATGGATTGCTGAAATGGGTGAAAAAACAGTTAGTACTGCATTTTTACCAGATTCAGAAAGTGTTCGTTACACAACTCAGTTTGCAATAGGAAGTTTATTTAAATCTCAAAATGGATCTATTTGGACTGCAAATCAATATCAAGATCTAAAATTTAAATTACATAAAGCAATTTTTACTTCATCTAGTGGAGTTGTATTTTTCCAAAATCCCGTTCTTGATAGAAGTAATGGATATATTAGAAGATTGATTAATAATCCAATTACATCTTATCCAAGAAAAATTAATGTTGGTGTAACTACCATAACTGATAGTAGTTTAATTAACATATTAAAGCCAGGAAGAAAAGTTGGAGAGAATTTTAAAACATATAACTATGGCTATATTGTAGGAACTGGTTGTTCAGTATCTTCTTTAGAAGTTACTGATGGTGGAAAAAATTATGTTACAGACTCTTTAGTTTCAACCTATAACATTACTGGAAATGGTTCTGGTCTTACATTAAATATTACAGCATCCAATGGAGTTATTATTGGAACTCCAACAATAGTTAGTTATGGAAATGGGTACGCTATTGGTGATGTTGTTGGAATTGTTACATCCACAGTATCATCTAATACTGGTGAAGGTGCAAAAATTACTATAACTGGAAATAATAATGGAATTGACACTTTGTATTTAACTAATGTACAAGGTGATACTTTCAATGATGGGACAAGGTTGGTTTATTATGATAATTCCAACAATAGAATAACATTAGGATCGACATATATTAGGGGAGACTCTACTCCTGTTGGTGGAATTTATGCTGGAAATGTTGTTAAGGTTGATCATTTTGATCATGGCATGTACGCAGATAACAATAAAATTTCTATAAGTGATGTAGAATCAAATGTTGCACCAGTTACATTATCCACTGAATTAGGAATTACTGATACAATTATTAATGTTTCTACAGCAGATACTACAAATTTTGGAACATTTGAAGGTGGTCCTGTAAGTGCATTAAATCCAGGCTACTTAAAAATTAATAATGAAATAATCAAATATACCTCAGTTACATCATCTTCTATTGAAGGTTTAACTAGAGGTCAAAATTCCACAATTCCAATTAAACACTCAGTTAATTCTTTACTGTATAAGTATGAACTTAATGGAATATCTTTGAGAAGAATTAATACAACACATGATATTAGTGATATTTCTAGTGATATTGATAGTTATTATTTGGAAATAGACTTACAAAATAATGGTCCAGATAGAAGATATGATGGTCTCATTGATGGCAATGGTGGAAATTACCCAAGAGCTGGATTTAATTTGGAATCTTCTGGTGGTGGAATAAATGCATATGCTTCAGAAAATATAATTTATAATAGCATAATGCCAATGTATCAGATTATTAATCCAGGTTCTGCAACAAATGTCAGTGCTCAAATTAGAACTGTAAGTGGAACAAGTGTAAATGGAAATGAAATTTCTTTCCAAGATCAAGGTTATGAAGATGTCAAATTAAACAGTGAAAATTTATTATCATCGACTAGAATTGTTTGTTCCGAAGTTAATGAAGCAGAATTTCTTTCTGCTATGCCAAATAATAAATCTTTTATAACTGCAATAACTTTAAATACGAGAAACTATAACATATCCCCAATGATAATGTTAGACACATCATTTACTGAGTTTGTTTCGGCAAGATTAAATAAACCAATTGAAGATTATATTAATGACAATAGAGTAAATTCACTAACTGATGATCCCCATTCAGCGATATATGTTTCCAACACCGTAAGGTTATCACAACCATCAAATACCTTAAAAGTGTTTATTTCTGCTTATAAGCACTCCTCTGCTGATTTTAGAGTTTTATATAGTTTATTAAGACCAAATTCAAGTGAAATTGACCAATCCTATGAACTTTTCCCAGGTTATCAAAATTTAACTATTGATAATAATCAAGATGGTTATCTTGATGTAATTGATGTGAACAAAAATAATGGTTTACCTGACATATTTGTTCCTGATAGTTTAGAAAATCAATTTTTAGAATATCAGTACACTGCAACGGATATAGGTCCATTTACTGGATTTAAAATTAAAATAGTAATGTCTGGAACTGATCAGGCAAATTATCCAAGATTCAAAGACATAAGAACAATTGCTTTGGCGTGATGATACGAGTAGAAGGGCATTCAAATTTATTTCGTGATGAAAAAAGTGGAGCTATAATTAATACAGATACAGTTGGATATGAACAGTATTTGAATACTATCAATAATAGAATATCCCAAAGAAAGGAAATTGAGATTTTAAAACAAGATATTTCCGAAATTAAAAATTTATTAAAGGAGTTAATAAATGGATCCAAATGACATTGAATTGAAAAATATTGATAAACTTTTTGAATATGAAAAACATTCTAGATTTATTGATAATTTAGATGGTAGTGATGAATTAAAAAATTTTGCAAAATTATATTGTAAGATGTATCTCCAACAACAGGAAGTTATTACTTTAATTGAATCTATTAGGATAAATAACTAATCATAGATATTATCAATAATGTCAAAGCCATCATCAAGACAAGAACTTATTGATTACTGCTTGCGACGTTTGGGAGCACCAGTTTTAGAAATTAATGTAGATGATGATCAAATTGATGATTGTGTCGATGATGCTTTACAGTATTTTCATGAAAGGCATTTTGATGGTGTTGAAAGAATGTATCTTAAATACAAGATAACTCAGGCAGATATTGACAGAGGACAAGCAAGAAATACCTCAGGGCCGGGAATTGTTACAACTACTGGAACATCAACAATTGATGGTAATGCAACTAGTTTTAATTTTTATGAGACTGCGAATTATATTCAAGTTCCAGATTCTGTAATTGGTATTGAGAAAGTTTTTAAATTTGATACTAGTTCAATTTCTGGTGGCATGTTCAGTATCAAATATCAGCTGTTCTTGAATGATCTTTATTATTTCAACTCAGTAGAACTTCTACAATATGCAATGGTAAAAAGTTACTTGGAAGATATTGACTTTTTACTCACAACTGATAAACAAATTAGATTTAATAAAAGACAGAATAGAATGTATCTTGATATTGAATGGGGTGCTCAAAAAGCAGATTCATTTTTGGTTATCGATTGTTATAGAATTTTGGATCCTAATGATTTTACTAAAGTTTGGAACGATAGTTTCATAAAAAGATATTTGACTGCTCTAATTAAAAAACAATGGGGCCAGAACCTAATTAAATTTAGGGGTGTTAAGTTGCCTGGAGGAATTGAATTGAATGGTAGGGAAATATATGATGATGCAGAAAGAGAAATTGAAGATTTAAGATCAAAAATGGCATTAGAATACGAACTTCCACCTTACGATTTTATTGGATAATGGCATTAAATCCTTTTTTTCAGCAAGGTTCTCCCAGTGAACAGCGATTATTACAACAACTTATAAATGAACAACTAAAAATATATGGAATAGAAGTTGCGTATATTCCTAGAAAATTTGTAAAGGTTGAAACTATAATAAGGGAAGTAACATCTTCAAAATTTAATGACGCTTTTATGATAGAAGCTTATTTAAATACTTATGATGGTCATACTGGTGCTGGAGATATTCTTACAAAATTTGGAATGAGTTTAAAAGATGAGATGTCAATTATAATTTCAAGAGAAAGATTTGAAGATTTTATATCTCCATTTTTAGAATCTATGAGTGATGAAGAAATAACTGTTACAACAAGACCAAGAGAGGGAGACTTAATTTATTTTCCACTTGGAAAAAGATTATTTGAAGTTAAATTTGTTGAGCATGAAAAACCTTTTTACCAATTAGGAAATTTGTATGTGTATGAATTACAATGTGAACTCTTTGAATATGAAGATGAAGTTGGTGGATGGGAAGGACTTGATACAACAGTTAAGGAAATCGATAGTGTTTTAGCAGATCAAGGATACATAACATCTTTGGAACTTTTCCCAATTACATATCCTGCCCAAGTTAGTGGAAGTTATAGTGCTGAAACTGGCTATGTTAGAAAAATTATATTAAATGATGATGGATCTGGTTATACATCAAGACCAAACGTTGCTATTTCTTCAGCTCCTATAGGAGGAACAAATGCATCCGCAGTAGCTATTACTACTTGCAAAGGTGGAGTTTGCTCTATTAAAGAAATTCTTTTAACTGAAGTTGGATCCGGATATACCATAGCACCGTCAATAATTATTTCTGGTGGGGGTGGTGTAGGAGCATCAGCAACTTGTGAGATTGTAAACACACCAAATTATTTTGGTTTTAAATTTGGAAACATAACCAATGCCGGAAATGGATATGTTTCAAATCCAATTGTGGCAATTGGTACAGCATCAAATTCTTTGGTTCCATCTTCAGATAGAAAGCAAGCATATGGTGTTGCAATTGTTGGAGCTGGAAGTTCGGTTGGAATTATAACACAAGTTTTAATATCAGATGCTGGAATTGGATATACTTCTCAAGCACCAGTCAGCATAACTTCTCCTCCAGGATTAACTGGAATTGGTACATATATTTTCAATGAAGTTATTACTGGACAAACATCAGGATCTAAGGCTAGAGTTAAAAGTTGGAATGATAGTACAAGTATTTTACAAGTTGGAATGACATCGGGAGAATTTTTTAAAGGTGAAACTATAGTTGGATCAGCTTCATCTGCTAGATATAGTATCAAAGTTGTTCAAGTTGCTACATCTTCTGATAAATATGAACAGAATGATGAGATCGAACAAGAAGCCGATTTAATTGTAGATTTTTCAGAGTCAAATCCGTTTGGTAATTACTAATGTTAGGAACCTATTATTATCATCAAATTATAAGAAAAACTATCATAGCTTTTGGAACCTTATTTAATCAAATTTACATTAAACATTTAGATTCCAATGAGAATGTATATAATGAGATGAGAGTTCCTTTATCTTATTCACCAACACAAAAGTTTTTAGCCCGTTTACAACAACAGTCAGAATTAAACAAACCCGTCCAAATAACATTACCAAGAATGTCTTTTGAGATGGTTTCTATAACTTACGATGCAAGCAGAAAGGCGAATATAACTCAAACATTTAAAACTGTAGATCAGCAGGGAAATTTTAAAAAAGTATTTTTACCAGTTCCATATAATATTGGTTTTCAATTAAATATTTTTACAAAATTAAATGATGATGCTTTACAAATAATTGAGCAGATTTTACCATTTTTTCAACCAGCATTTAATCTTACCGTAGATCTTGTAGATTCTATTGGGGAAAAAAGAGATATACCAATTGTTCTCGATGATGTATCTTTTAAAGATGAGTATGAAGGTGATTTTTCTACTAGAAGAGCTTTAATATATACACTTACCTTTACAGCAAAAACGTATTTATTTGGACCTATAGTAAATAGTACAGATGGTCTAATCCGTAAAGTTCAAGTTGATATGTATAGCACTACGGATGTTCAAACTGCAAAAAGAGAAATGAGATATACCGTTGTTCCAGATCCAATAGATGCTAATCCCGAAGATGATTTTGGATTTAATGAAAATTGGGAACAGTTTGAAGATTCAAAAGTTTATAGTCCAACACAACAAAGTGATGTTTGATAACTATGAAAGAAAATTATGATTCAATCAGTAAAGTTCTTAATGTTGAAAACGAAATTGTAGAGATTGATGTTCAGGATAAAGAAACAGTAATTAATTCCTTAAAGGATGAAGACATAAAAAAAGATTATGAATACACTCGTGCAAATTTGTATTCTTTAATTGAAAAAGGACAAGAAGCAATAAATGGAATAATGGAGCTTGCTGGAGAGGGAGGTAGTCCAAGAGCATATGAAGTTGCAGGACAATTAATTAAAAATGTCGGTGATGTTACTGATAAACTCATAGATTTACAAAAAAAACTTAAAGAAGTTGAAGAAAATACTACAAAGACTACTAATAATGTAACTAACAATGCGGTATTTGTTGGATCAACATCGGATCTTTCAAAATTACTTAAACAAGGTTTTCTAAATAATAAAGAGAAATAATACTTTTTTAAATGATTTGGTCTGATAATTATAAAAGATCAATAGATTGTGATAATCCGAAAGGATTTTCTCAAAAAGCACATTGTGCAGCTCGCAAAAAAAAATTGAAAGATGTAAAAGAGCACTGTGGATGTGAAGATGATGCTGTTCAAGAACTTGAAGATAAATTGAAGACTTTGAATGATACTTCTTATGATTCTATAGATAAAGTAATGCATCGTATTATGAAAAAGCACGATATGACTGCAAAACAATTGCATAATGCTTTTGTCGATAAACATCAAAAAACGCCAGATGATTGGATTAATGAGGGAACTCTTCATCATTGGTTCAAAGGTTCAAAGTCAAAAGACGGAAAACCAGGTTGGGTTCAGGCAGATGGATCACCTTGCGCTAACGAACCAGGAGAAACTAAAACACCAAAATGTTTTAGTAGTGGAAGACTAAAGGCACTAAAAAGAAAAGGTAAAAAAGGATTAGCACTTATCAAATCTGCAGTAAGAAGAAAAAGAAAAAAAGATAAAGGTCAACAAGCAAAGTCTGGTGGAGCAAGACCAACGATGGTCTCCACTTTTGCTAAAGGTAAAAAAGATCCCAACTACGTCAAAGCAGAACCAGGAATCAAAGAATCAATGGAACTCAACGAAGCATCAAAAGACAAGCCAGGCAAAGGTAGTGGTAAAAAAGATGCCTGTTACCATAAAGTAAGATCAAGATATGATGTTTGGCCAAGTGCATATGCATCTGGAGCACTTGTCAAATGTCGTAAAGTTGGTGCTGCAAATTGGGGAACTAAATCGGAGGCCACGGAAATGATTAGATATTGTCCAAAATGTCAAAAAAATGAGGCTCGTTCAGAATGTAAGTATGGTCCAAAGTTTTGGGATATGTATTCGATGCCAAGCATTTTACGCAAAGACTACGATCCAAATAAACCACATCCAGGTAATTTCCCAGAGTCATATGACCACGAATACTCTATGGCTCGTTCTGAAATTTCTACCATTATTAAAGCTGCAAAAAGACTTCGTAAAAAAATGAAGGGTGAGGGTAATATTGAAGCATGGGTACAATCAAAAATTACAAAAGCGGCAGATTATATTGATTCTGCGGCAGATTATGTTGATAGTGGAGAAATGAAAGAACAGGTTGCTGGTACTGATGCAATGTCAGATAAAAAACCTTTTGATATTGCTGTTGAAAAAATTATGAAGAGAAAGGATAAAATGACTCCAAGACAAAGAATCGTTGCTTTGAAACAAGCAGGAAAACTTCAAGGAATCGATGAACAACAAGTTGGCGGATCTGTAAAATTAAAATCTGGATCTGGTCTTGGTGGAGCAGTTATTTCATATCCAGAAGGTAAAGCACCTAAAAAGCATGGAGATAAAGAACCAAAACTTCCTGTTCTTCAGCAAGCACATTATAAACCAGAAAATGATCTAGTAGAATATTCAAATTGGAGAGCAGACTTTGGATTATCGGAAGATTGGCAAAAAGTCAATCGTAAAGATAAAACTGATGGTCTAAGTCAAGCAGCAGTTAATGCATATCGTCGTGAGAATCCAGGTTCAAAATTGCAAACTGCAGTAACTGAGAAGAAACCAAAAGGTAAAAGAGCAAAACGCCGTGCTAACTTCTGTCGTCGCATGAAAGGTATGAAGTCCAAACTAACTTCAACAAAAACTGCAAGAGACCCAGATTCAAGAATCAACAAAGCACTTCGTCGTTGGAGATGTAACTAAAATGAAATCTTTTCAACAATTTATTTCAGAAAGTATCAATATTGCGGGAGATTTCAATGGAAATCTCTATATGAACAGTTCTCAACCAGAACAAGCAACTGAATCTTTTCTTGCCGATGTAGTTTGGCAGGGTAAGATCTATCGTATGGAAGTTGAAGGTAAGATGATGAGTAAGAATGAACTTGCAGAACAACTGCAAGATGAATATCCAGGTGCAATTGTTCATAACATTTATCCAAACTCAACTAGTTCAGTAAAAGTTAAAAACGCACAAAGATATCAACCAGAAAGATTGACTTGGGGTGAGTGATTTATGGCACAATGGAATAAGAATACACAAGACTTCTTAAACCAAGAAAGAAGTCTCTTTGAAACTTTTAATATTGCAGATCATTGGGGAAACCAGACAGATTGGAGACCACAGTTTTCTAATAACAATAGACTCAAGACCGCACCCTTCCAAACAGTTTTCTTTAATACATTCCAGTATGGTAAAGAAACTGATGTTTGGGATGAGAGAATAGTTGGAGTTGGAACTGCAACTTGGAACCAATATTCAAGTAATGTGATTATGCAGGTTGGGGTCACTACAGGAAGCAAAGTTATTAGACAGACCAAGAATGTGATGAGATACATTCCTGGTAGACCCGCAACACTCGCATTTGCAATCAGATTGGAACAACCTCAAGTAGGTATTCGTAGAAGATTTGGATTGTTTGACGATAATAATGGTGCTTACTTTGAGGATGATGGTGGAACATACTCTTATGTGATTCGTACAAGCACATCAGGAATTACTACAGAAATAAGAGTTGGTAGAGATGAATGGAATGGTGAAAAGTTTGATGGTAATGGTTGGACTGGTGTAATCGCAGACCCAACAAAACAACAGATGATTTCCATAAGTTATGAGTGGTATGGTGCAGGAACAGTAGAATTTAATTGGTTAATGAAAGGTGAGACTATTAGAAGTCATCAATTTGATAACTCAAATAATCTCGATAAAGTTTGGTGTTCCACTCCATTCCTTCCAATTCGTTGTGAGATTGAGAATGTAACTGGTGTTGCAGGAACTCATTATCTTTATCAAGGTTCCAATTCACTTATTCAAGAAGGTGGTGCAGATAAACTCGGAACTCTTTTGAGTCAGTCTAACGGGATTACTGGAACTACAATGGCAGTTGCAAATACATTCTACCCAATTATTAGTTTGAGACTTAAGTCAAGTGCTCTGAATGCAGTAATGCTTTTAAGATCTTTGCAAGCAGTAACTAATGATAATACGAATGTGTATTGGCAACTTTTACAAAATGCAACATTAACTAATCCAAACTGGACAAACCATCCAGATGTAGATTCATTTGTTCAATATGATATTTCTGCAACTGCACTTTCTGGGGGAAGAGATATTCTTTCTGGATTTACTATCTCTGGTGGTTCTTCTTTGACCGAAATTGATAGACTTGCAGACTTACAAATTGGAAGATCTGGGATTGGGACAATTAGTGACACAATTACTCTTGCTTGTGCATCTCCCAACACTAATAAAGCAGCACTTGTAGTATTGAACTGGATTGAGCAGAGGTAATTTTTATGTCTGATAACGTTTATCTTGGCAATCCTAATTTAAAAAAGGCAAATACGCCTATTCAGTTCACTGAAGAACAAATTATTGAGTTCTTGAAGTGCAAAGAAGATCCCGTATACTTTGCAAAGAATTATATTAAGATTGTTTCTTTGGATCACGGTCTTGTTCCTTTCCAAATGTATCCGTTTCAGGAGAAACTTGTAAGGAACTTCCACGAAAATAGATTTAATATTTGCAAGATGCCCCGACAGACGGGTAAATCAACTACTTGCGTTTCATACTTGTTACATTATGCAGTATTTAATGATAACGTTAATATTGCAATTCTAGCAAACAAAGCGTCTACTGCTAGAGACCTTCTCGGAAGATTGCAACTTGCTTATGAGAATTTGCCAAAATGGATGCAGCAAGGTATTATATCCTGGAACAAAGGATCACTTGAATTAGAAAATGGATCAAAAATTTCATCAAACTCCACTTCTTCATCTGCGGTTAGAGGTGGATCATACAATGTCATCTTTTTGGACGAATTTGCATTCATTCCGAATCACATTGCAGATGACTTTTTTGCTTCTGTTTATCCTACTATTTCTTCTGGACAAAGCACAAAGGTAATTATTGTTTCTACACCTCGCGGTATGAACCACTTCTACCGCATGTGGCATGACGCTGAGAGGGGCAAGAACGAATATATACCCACAGATGTCCATTGGTCTGAAGTACCAGGTAGAGACGAAGCGTGGAAAGCACAGACGATTGCAAACACTTCAGAGCAACAATTCAAAGTTGAGTTTGAGTGTGAATTTTTAGGGTCAGTTAACACTCTTATTAATGCATCAAAACTTCGTAATCTTGCGTATGACGATCCTATCAAAAGAAATGCTGGTTTAGATATCTATGAGCATCCAAAGGAAGAGCATAATTATCTAATTACAGTTGACGTTGCTCGTGGACTTGGAAATGATTATTCAGCATTTGTTGTTTTTGATATTACCAATTTTCCTTATAAAGTTGTAGGAAAATATAAAAACAATGAAATTAAACCAATGTTGTTTCCCAGCATCATTCACGAAGTGGCAAAAGGATACAATGATGCCTGGTTATTAATTGAAGTTAATGATATTGGAGATCAGGTAGCAAGTATTCTTCATTTTGATTTAGAATATGATAATGTTTTGATGTGTGCAATGAGAGGTCGTGCTGGGCAAATTGTTGGTTCGGGATTTAGTGGAAAGAAATCTCAACTTGGTGTCAGAATGACTGCAGCTGTTAAAAAATTAGGATGCTCTAATCTTAAGACCCTACTTGAAGATGATAAACTTTTAACAGTAGATTATGATATTATTAGCGAACTCACAACATTTTCTCAAAAACATAATTCATTTGAGGCAGAAGAAGGTTGTAATGATGACTTAGCAATGTGTCTTGTCATTTTCTCTTGGTTGGTTGCTCAAGATTATTTCAAAGAAATGACAGATAATGATGTTCGTAAGAGAATATATGAAGAGCAGAAAAATCAAATAGAACAAGATATGTCTCCTTTTGGATTTATCTCTGATGGATTAGAAGAAATGGAAGTCACTGTAGATTCTAACACTGGTGAAAAATGGATGTTTGCTAATGAAAATAATAAAATTCAAAGTTTGGAAGTTTGGAATGTAGATGAATATGGTGATAGATCTTACATGTGGGATTATTTGTAACACGGGTAATTTATAAATAATTTTAGAATAAATTCTGGTAAAACGGAGAGAGTAAGATGCCGCTAAATTTAGCATCTCCTGGAATTGTAGTAAGAGAGGTTGACTTAACCATTGGGAGAGCAACACCATCATCAGATAAAATTGGAGCAATTGTTGCACCTTTTGCGAAAGGTCCGGTTGAATCTCCAACTGTGGTTGAAAATGAAAATGATTTATTAAAGATTTTTGGTGAGCCATATGATGTTGATAAGCATTACGAATATTGGTTAACTGCATCATCATATCTTTCATACGGTGGATCACTTAGAGTTGTTAGATCTAATGATTCCCAACTCACAAATGGATTTGTTGGTGCAGCTTCTAGTGTAAAAATTAAAAGTCTGGATCATTACAATGAGTTAGGATATGGTAGTAATACAATCACTAATGTAACTTTTGTAGCACAAAATCCAGGTTCTTGGTCTAATGGGGTACGAGTTGCAATCATTGACTCTAAAGCTGATCAAACTTTAGGAGTAACCACAACAAATATTGTAGTTGGTTACGGTGTAACTCAATCAGTCTCTGGTAAAGTTTTAGCAGGTTCGGGTACAACTTCCGTTTTAGATGGCTATTTAAGAGGAATTGTTACTGAAATCGGAACAGGAACAATAGGTGTTAAGGTTCTTTCTCATGTTTCTGCTGGAGGAACTGAAACAAAGTTAGATTATACTCCAAATGGTGTATATTCGTATGAAACTGGTTCAAATATAATTATTAAAGATAATAGCAATGTTGGTGTTGCTACAACAACTGTTAATACCAAGTTAGATTGGTTTGATCAACAGACCATAGGAATTACCACATCATCAATAGTTTATTGGAATACATTAGCACAGAGACCATCTACAACAGAATTTGCAGTTGCTAGAGGTTCTAGATTTGATGAAGTTCATGTAGTGGTAATTGATGCGTTAGGTACGATTACCGGAAACGCAGGAACTATTTTAGAAAAGCACTTAGGTTTATCAAAGGCATCTGATGCACAATTTTCCGTTGGTTCTCCATCTTATTGGAGAAAATATCTTTCAAATACGTCGGCTTATATTTTTGGAGGAAGTTCTCCAACCGGAATCGTAACTACTGGATTTTCAAATTCAAATAATACTTTAGAATCTGATGTTGGTTGGGACCAAGAAGCTGATGGAATCACTTTTGCCGCATGTGGATCAAATACTTATATTTTAGGTGGTGGCAAAAACTATGATGGAACATCTACTTTAACTTCAGGATCTCTTACTGCAACTATTGGAGATTTATCTTCTGGATATGATTTATTTGAAAACACAGATAATTTCAAAGTTGACTTTTTATTGATGGGATCTGCAAATTATGCAAAAGAAAATGCACAATCTTTAGCGAATAAATTAATTTCTGTTGCAGAATTAAGAAAAGATGCAATTGCATTTATTTCACCATATAGAGCTTCTTCACTTACAGATACTTCAAATCAAAATGAAGTAACTGTAAGGTCAGCTTCCGATATTACAGATAATGTACTTTCATTCTATTCTGCAGTTGCATCATCCACTTATGCAGTGTTTGATTCTGGTTATAAGTACATGTATGATAGATTTTCTGATACTTTTAGATATGTTCCATTAAATGGAGATATTGCAGGAACTTGTGCAAGAAATGATATTAATAATTTCCCATGGTATTCACCTGCAGGTACTGCCAGAGGTTCTATTTTGAATGCAGTAAAACTTGCATACAATCCATCTAAAACACAAAGAGATAGATTATATTCAAATAGAATTAATTCCGTTATATTTTCACCAGGTGCTGGAATTATTCTATTTGGAGATAAAACTGGTTATGCAAAATCTTCTGCATTTGATAGAATCAATGTTAGAAGATTGTTTATCTATCTTGAAAACGCAATTTCGCAAGCAGCTAAAGATCAACTTTTTGAATTCAATGATTCTTTAACTAGAACAAACTTTGTAAATACAATAGAACCATTTTTGCGTGATGTTCAAGCTAAAAGAGGTATTTTTGATTATGTAGTGGTTTGTGACGAAACTAATAATACTGCTGCGGTGATTGATAATAATGAATTTATTGCTGATATCTACATTAAACCATCCAGATCAATTAATTTTATTGGTCTTAACTTCATTGCAACCAAAACTGGTGTTGCTTTTGAAGAAGTAATCGGAAACTTTTAATTAACTAAGAGGTTTTAACAGCTATGGCAACTAGAAATCAATTAAATCCACCTCCTTTAAGAAAGATTACGGATTTCAAAAGTAAATTAACTGGCGGTGGCGCAAGAAGTAATCTTTTTGAAGTTGTATTATCATTCCCAGATTTGGCAGCAACCGATACTAATGTTTTGGATAAGTCTAGATTTTTAGTTAAATCTGCGGCTCTTCCGGCATCAAATATTGCACCTTTAGATGTTGCATTTAGAGGTAGAGTTTTAAAAGTTGCTGGAGATAGAACTTTTGATAGTTGGACAATTACAATTATTAATGATACTGATTTTGCAATCAGATCTGCTTTTGAAAATTGGATGAATAAAATTAATAGATTATCTGATAATACAGGTTCAACTGATCCATCAACGTATCAGGCAGACGCTTTTGTTTATCAATTAGATCGTGATGGTAGTACATTACGCGCATATCACATGTACGATTTATTCCCAACTTCAATTAGCCAGATTCCTTTAGATTATGGTACTAGCACAATCCAAGAATTTACAGTAGAAATGCAAGTTCTTTGGTGGGAAGCAATTAAAGGAGATTCTCCTGTTGCAGGTGGTCAGGATATTAACTAAATAATATATAATTAAGAGATTTAAAATTTATAATATGGCAAAACTTTTTGGTTTTTCAATTGAACCTAATGAGAAAAAACCAGATTCTATAGTTTCCCCCGTCCCCCCTAATAATGAGGACGGGGTTGATTATTTTATTCAATCTGGTTTTTATGGTCAATATGTAGATATTGAAGGGGTATACAGAACAGAATACGATTTAATTCGTAGATATAGGGAAATGGCACTCCATCCAGAATGTGATGGGGCAATAGAAGATGTTGTAAATGAAGCTATAGTCAGTGATTTGTATGATTCTCCAGTAGAAATTGAATTAAGTAATTTAAATGCTAGCGATAAATTAAAAGAAATTATAAGATCTGAATTTAGATACATTAAAGAAATTATGGATTTTGATAAAAAATGCCATGAGATCTTTAGAAATTGGTATATTGATGGGAGAATTTATTATCTCAAAGTTATAGATTTGAAGAAACCTGAAGAAGGTATTCAGGAATTGAGATATATCGATCCAATGAAAATGAAACATATTCGCCAAGAAAAAAAGGATAAAAATAACGGATATGTGAACATAAACAGAGGTTATGAAGAAAATAAATTTCCAGAGATAGAAGAATATTTTGTTTATACACCAACTCCAAATTTTCCAGCTGGAACAATAAGTGGAGGATCTAAAAAAGGAGTAAAAATTGCAAAAGATGCAATTGCATATACTACTTCAGGTTTAGTAGATAGAAATAAAGGAACTATTCTTTCATATCTCCATAAAGCAATTAAAGCTCTTAATCAACTTAGAATGATTGAAGATTCGCTAGTCATTTATAGATTATCGAGAGCACCAGAACGTCGTATTTTTTATATCGATGTTGGCAACCTTCCAAAATTAAAGGCTGAACAATATCTAAAAGAAGTGATGTCTCGCTATAGAAACAAGTTAACTTATGATGCAAATACTGGAGAAGTACGAGATGATCGTAAGTTTATGAGTATGATGGAAGATTTTTGGCTTCCCCGTCGTGAAGGTGGTAGAGGAACTGAAATTACAACTCTTCCAGGTGGGCAAAATCTTGGAGAAATTACAGATATTAACTATTTTCAGAAAAAGCTTTATAGGGCACTAGGTGTACCTGAATCCAGAATTGCTGGAAGTGGTGATGGCTTTAATCTTGGAAGATCATCAGAAATTTTAAGAGATGAACTTAAATTTTCAAAATTTGTTGGACGCTTAAGAAAAAGATTTTCAAACATATTTAATGATTTGTTGCGCACTCAATTATTATTAAAAAATATAGTCTCAACAGAAGATTGGGACAAAATGACAGATCATATTCAATATGACTTTTTATATGACAATCATTTTGCAGAATTAAAAGAGGCAGAATTATTAACAAATAGATTAACATTGGCAACAACAATTGAACCTTATATTGGTAAGTATTATTCAGTTGAATATGTACGTAGAAAAATATTAAGACAGACTGATACTGAAATTGTAGAAATTGATATTCAAATTGATGATGAAATTCAAAAGGGTATTCTACCAGATCCAAATGCGCCTGTAGATGAGATGGGTAATCCATTACCACCAGAAGGAAGCGTACCTCCAGAAACAAATACTTCTGAAGTTATTGCAGAACCAGAAGTGCCTCCAGCCCCACCAGAACCTAAAGGTGGCAAAATATAAATAACTCTATAATAATAATAAAATTGTATGGAAAATGTTATCGATTTGATTGCAACGGATAGTTCACCATCTGAAATTTCAGATGCGATCAAGTCCGTTATCTATAGTAAAGCTATGGATAGACTTGATGCTATAAAACCACAAATTGCTTCATCTCTTTTTGATTTAGATGATGAAAATGATAATGGTGAAAGTTCAGATGATTCAGAGGATTTAGAATAATGGCAGTAAAAATTGTTCAAACTGTTAATAAAATAACTGCAAACCCTGGAGTTGCTGGAACTAGCAATCCTATAGCGTTGAAAAGTGGATATATCAGGATTTCTATCGCATCTTCGGGAGTTGGTTGTTATGTTGCAACTGGAAATGATCCAGTAGCAACAACAAATGATTTTCACATTTCAACATATAGTGCTGAAGTATTAAAGGAAAGAATTGCCAGACAAAAAATTGTTGGCATTACTACCGGAACAACTACAACCGTCACTTTTGACAATAATGCAGGAAATCCATTTTTATCAACGGATTATGTAACTATTCAAAATGCTCCAACTGCAGGAATTAATACAACACATAGATCCATAGTATCATTAACTGATTCATCTGTCACAATTAATTTTAATAGTTCTTCAATTACTTCACCAGATATTACTGGTGCAGATTTAGTCAGAAGTGTAAAAGTTTCCGCATACACAACAGATCCTAATATAGGCATTAGTGTTACAGAAATTGTTTCTCTAGTTTCCGAGTAAAAAAATGAAACTCATCACAGAAGAAGTACAACAGGTTAAGTTCATAACTGAAGGTAAAGGTACTGAAAAGAAAATGTTTATTGAAGGTATTTTCCTTCAGGGAGACATTTGCAATCGTAATGGAAGAATGTATCCTATGGAAACTCTTTCCCGCGAGGTTAAGAGATATACAGAAGCATTTATTAATAAAGGACGTGCTCTTGGAGAACTTGGGCATCCAGATGGTCCAACCGTAAATCTTGATCGTGTTTCTCATAAAATTGTTTCTCTTGAACAAGATGGATGCAATTTTAAAGGAAAAGCTCAGATTCTTGAAACTCCCATGGGTAAAATTGCTAAATCTCTTTTAGATTCTGGCGTTTGTCTTGGTGTTTCTTCTCGTGGTGTTGGATCACTTCAAATGACTAATGAAGGTCATAAAGTTGTTGGTAAAGATTTTATGCTGGCAACTGCTGCTGATATTGTTGCAGATCCTTCTGCCCCTGATGCATTTGTTCAGGGAATTATGGAAGGTAAAGAATGGGTTTGGGAAGGAGGAATCCTTCGTGAAAAACTCGCAGAATCAACAAAGCGTAGAATAAATACCCTAGTTGACGAAAGAAAACTTCAGGAACATAAGTTAAATTTATTCAATGAATTTCTTTCAAATCTTTAATTTATAAATAAATATAGATTATAACACAATCAAACTAAAATGTCCGTTGGTAGAAATTTACAAGAAATGGAAAACGTAGTAACCAAAGGGGCTGCACCTGCCGAACCAATGCACAATATTGCTCAGAATGCATCTGGAGTTGCAACTCCAGGTCAAACTGGTGCATGGGAAGATTTAGGTGGTCCTACTCCAGAAAATTACACAAACGATCCAGAAGGTCCAGCAAAACTTAAGGATCCAGGAGCAACTCTCGCTCAAGTTAGAGATGTTGTAAACGCTAAAGCCGTTAAAGCTTCTGCAGTTAAAGAAGAAACTGAAGAAGATGAAGAAGATCTTATTGATGAAGAAGAAATCGATGAAGAAGAAATCGATGAAGAAGAAATCGATGAAGATGAAGTAGTAGCAGAAGCTAAGAAAGAAGAGGAAGAAGAAGAGGAAGAAGAAGAGGAAGAAGGTGGTAAGAAAAAAGGTAAAAAGGAAATGGAAGAAGAGTTTGACATTGAGGAAGATGTCAATGCTCTCCTTGCTGGTGAAGAGCTTTCTGAGGAATTCCAGGAGAAAGCACGTACCATCTTTGAGGCCGCAATTCGCTCAAAAGTTTTTGAGATCAAAGAGTCTCTTCAAGAAACTTATGAATCTGCACTCGTAGAAGAGGTAGAATTTATTAAGCAAGAACTTATTGAGCGTGTTGACGCATACCTTGAATATGTTGCTGACGAGTGGATCCAAGAAAATGCACTCGCAGTTGAGCATGGTCTCAAGACCGAAATGACCGAATCATTCCTCCAAGGAATGAAGGGTCTTTTTGAAGATCATTATGTTTCAATCCCTGAAGATAGATATGATGTAATCGAGAGTATGGTAGATAAACTTGATGAAATGGAAGAAAAACTCAACGAGCAAATCGAAAGAAATGTTGCTCTGAATAGAAGATTAGCAGAGTCGGTTGCTGATGTAATTTTTGCAGATGTCGCTGAGGGTCTTGCACTTTCTCAGAAGGACAAACTCGCTTCTCTTGCCGAAAATGTTGAGTTTGATGGTGAAGCAAACTATCGTGAGAAACTGGTAACTCTGAGGGAATCTTATTTCCCAACAAATACTGGTACTCAAAGAGATATGACTGAGAATTTATCAGAAGAAGTTTCTTATGAAGGAACTGAAGGTTCTTCAGTTTCCCCAACAATGGAAGCATATCTTCAAACTCTCAGCAGAGTCGCTAAAAAGTGATTTTTAAATTATACAAATCAAACTAAAACTTTTTAAAAGAGGTAAAACCAATGCAAATGTTCAACGCAGAATATTTGCAGGAGAAGTGGGCTCCAATCCTTGACTATCAGGGACTCGATGAAATCAAAGATTCACATCGTAGAGCTGTAACCGCTATCCTGCTCGAAAACCAAGAAAGAGAACTCCGTGAGTCACGCGAGTTCCTGTATGAGACTCCAACCAATTTCACTGCTTCATCTGCAGGCGCAGCTGGTTTTGGTGGTAGTGCTCAAGGATTTAGTGCTGGTCCTACTGCAGGTTTCGACCCTGTTTTGATCAGCCTCATCCGTCGTTCAATGCCTAACCTGATCGCGTATGATCTGTGTGGCGTTCAACCAATGAATGGTCCTACTGGACTTATCTTCGCAATGCGTTCGCGCTATAACAACCAGAGTGGTGCTGAGACCTTCTACAACGAAGTAGATTCTGCATTCTCCGGTCAAGATGCTGGATTAAACGTTGAAACTGGTTTCAGTGGTGGAAGCGTTGGTATGGGTACTACCGCTCAGGGTGGATCCAATCCAAGTATTCTTGATGCTTCAAACCAAGCAAACAACGCAGGTACAGGTGATAACCAGTACAACGTTGGTCAAGGTATGCGTACTGATAGTGCAGAGAATCTTGACGGAACTGGTGGTGATGCGTTCAACCAGATGGCATTCTCGATCGAGAAAGTCACTGTTACTGCTAAGTCACGTGCTCTGAAAGCTGAGTACTCGCTCGAACTCGCACAAGACCTGAAGGCAATTCACGGTCTGAATGCAGAAGCTGAGCTTGCTAACATCCTCAGCACTGAGATTCTCGCTGAAATCAACCGCGAAATCATCCGTACCATCTATAAGGTTGCTAAGCCTGGTGCTCAGGTTAACACCGCTACCGCTGGTACTTTTGACCTCGACGTTGACTCCAACGGTCGTTGGTCGGTTGAGAAGTTCAAAGGTCTTATTTTCCAAATCGAGCGCGATGCAAACGCAATTGCACAGCAAACTCGTAGAGGAAAGGGTAACATGATCCTCTGCTCGGCTGACGTTGCTTCGGCACTCACCATGGCAGGTGTTCTTGATTACACCCCAGCACTCAACTCTAACCTTCAGGTTGATGACACTGGTAATACCTTCGCTGGTGTTCTCCAAGGTAAGTATAGAGTCTACATTGACCCATATTCGGCAAACGTAAACGCCAATCAGTTCTACGTTGTTGGTTATAAGGGTGCATCTCCTTATGATGCTGGTCTTTTCTATTGCCCATATGTACCTCTCCAGATGGTACGTGCAGTTGGTCAAGATTCATTCCAGCCACGTATTGGATTCAAGACCAGATATGGTCTGGTTGCGAACCCATTTGCTGAGGGTATTACCCAAGGTCAAGGTGCTCTTACCACCAATGCAAACACCTACTACAGAAGAGTTAAGGTTGCCAACCTTATGTGAGTTAGTTTACAAGGTTACAGGGGACCCCACTGGGGTCCTTTTTTTTATCTAAATACAAATAAAACTATAAGAATGAAAACCTTCAAGCAGTTTATATCAGAAGCACCAGTTTTTGGTGCAATGGTCCAAACTAGTTCATATGGACCAGGTTTATATGGAAATCCAACTGCTTCAGGAGCAAAATTAACACCATCCACAAGAGGAGTTGCCCACAAATCTTTACCTCTTGGAAGTCAAGTTAGAATTACAGATCCAAAAACTAAAAAATCAATAACTGCACCAGTAGTTGATCGAGGTCCTTATCATGGAAATCGTCAATATGATTTGACAACTCAAACAACAAAAGATCTGGGATATAAAGATTATAAACAATTTGGTGTAAGAACTCTCGATGTTTCTCCAATAAAAAAGGAAAAATCAAAAATTCCAGATTTAGGTGTAAAGGTTGATATGAGTATTCCCAAAATTATTCCTTCAAAAAGAAAATAAATGGCATCCATAACATCATCACAAATTTCAAATAGAAATTTTTTATCTCCAGTTGGATTTGAATTTAATATTATGAGACATCCTAAAATAACATTTTTTTGCAATTCTGCAAAACTTCCAGATATAACTTTACCAACACTAACTCAACCATCATATTTGAAAGATATTGATATTGCCGGTAATAAAGTTGAATATGGAGATTTGGTGATTAAATTTTTAGTTGATGAAAATATGGTCAACTATATTGCAATACACAATTGGATAACTGGTATAGGATTTCCAGAGTCAACAGAGCAATATAAAAAATTAATAACTAATCAAGATGGTATATCCGATCCACTGATACAATTCAGTGATGGTATACTTAAGGTTTTAAATAGCAATTATGTACCATCGATCACAATTGCATTTAAAGATTTGTATCCTGTCAGTTTAACTCCTTTGGAATTTAGCTCAGATGTTCAGGATATTAAGTACTTTACAGCTCAAGCATCTTTCAAGTATACTATTTACGACATTGAAAATTAATACTTATGAATCTTGAACAAATTCAGGAAATGTGGCAGAGAGATGCTGTCATTGACCCTGATAATTTACACGATGAATCTTTAAAAATTCCTCAACTTCACGCAAAATATTATACTGTATACAATACTATCACCTTATTAAGAGAAAAGGCAAGAGATACATACAATAGGGTCAAACTTGAACGATATAACTACTACACCGGAAAGGCACCTGCAGAGGTTTATGTAGAAGAACCGTTTCCGTATAAGGTGAGAGATAAAGAGGCGTTACAGAGGCATATGGACGCCGATGAGAAGTTGAATAAAATTGATCTTAAAATCAGATATTATGATATTATGCTGAAGTTTCTTGAAGAAGTAATTAGATGCATTTCCAATCGCACTTACCAAATCAAGAACAGTATTGAATGGCATCGATTCCAGTCGGGATTTAATTAATGAAATAAATATTCATAACTGATATGTTATGAATGTCACATTTGATTATTTCAAAAAAGAATGAGGTTTATCTGCACGTGGAAGCAGAACCTCATATCTACTATGAATTAAGAGACGCATTTCAGTTTGAAGTGCCGAACGCAAAGTTCGCTCCTGCTTACAAGAATAAGTGGTGGGATGGTCACATTTATTTGTTTAATATCAATACACAAGAAATATACGTTGGTCTATTAGACAAACTTATAAGATTTTGTGAACAACATAATTATACTTATGAATTTAAAGACAATAAGTATTATGGTCTTCCTTTTGAGGTCAATGAGATGATTTCAAAGGAAGGTGTAAAAGATTATATGACTTCTATTTCAAAGTATGCTCCCCGTGACTACCAAGTTGAGGGAGTATACGACGCTTTAAGACATAATAGAAAGTTGATGATATCTCCAACTGCTTCTGGAAAGTCGTTGATGATATATTCAATTGTGAGATATTACGTTGAGAAAGAACAAAATATTCTGATAGTCGTTCCAACGACATCCCTTGTAGAGCAGATGTATAAAGATTTTGCAGATTACGGATGGGATGTGGGGTCATTTTGCCACAAAATCTACGCCGGAAAGGAAAGAGAAACTGATTCTCAAGTAATTATTACAACTTGGCAATCCATTTATAAACTACCCAAACAATATTTTTCAAGATTTAACGTGGTAGTTGGTGATGAAGCACATAATTTTAAATCCAAGTCATTAGTATCTATAATGACAAAACTTTTCGATGCCAAGTATCGTTTTGGATTTACAGGAACACTTGATGGATCCCAAACTCATAAGTGGGTATTAGAAGGTTTATTTGGTCCTTCTTATAAAATCATTCGCACAGATGAATTGATGCAAAAGGGTCATGTTGCCAAACTGGACATTAATATTCTTCTATTGAAACACCCACCAAATAAGTTTGAAACGTTTGAAGATGAAGTTCAGTACATTATCAATCACGAGAAACGCAATAAGTTCATCAAGAACCTTGCCTTAGATCTTAAAGGTAATACTTTGATTCTATTTTCAAGAGTCGAAGGTCATGGACAACCTTTATATGAACTCATAAATAAGAGTATCGCTGAAAATCGTCATGTGTTTTTTGTTCACGGTGGTGTAGATACGGAAGATCGAGAAAAGGTCAGAGAAATTACTGAAAAGGAAAATAATGCAATCATTGTGGCATCATATGGAACTTTTAGTACGGGAATTAACATTAAGAATTTACATAATGTTATTTTTGCTTCACCTTCAAAGTCTAGAATACGCAATCTCCAATCAATCGGAAGAGTCCTAAGAAAAAGTGATAGTAAAACAAAAGCAACTCTATATGACATTGCCGATGATATCAGTTATAAGTCAAGAAAAAATTATACACTTAACCACCTTATTGAAAGAATCAAAGTTTATAACGAAGAAAACTTCAATTACGATATTGTAAACATACCGCTTAAAAACTAATGGGAGAAGAATTTTACGCAATCATTAAATTAGTATCTGGTGAAGAAATATTTTCATTAATATGTCTTGATGAAAATGATGGAGATCCTGTCATTGTTCTTCAAAATCCAGTTATTATGAAATTATCACATACTGCTCAAGGATCTTATCTTAAAGTTAAATCTTGGATTGAAATGTCTAATGAAAACTTCTTCATAGTTAAATTAAATAAAATTATTACAATGACCGAATCAAAAGATGATACATTAATAAATGTCTATAATAATTATATCTCAAATAGTTTTGAGGATGATGCAATAGATGTTTACAATCCTTCTGGCAAAGTAAAACCATCTTCGAAAATGGGATATATTTCTTCTGTTGAAGATGCTCGTAAAAAACTTGAAAATCTCTTTAAAGATCTTAAAGAAGGTTAGATTTTTATCTTCAACGGGAACAAAGCGATTCTACTTACATTTTTATGATTTGTCAAGTCTTTGAAAATATATGCTATAATAAACAAAAGTTATAACATTTGAGTAAAATGGTATGTCAAGAAAAAAGACTGAGCATTACGTAAATAATAAAGAATTATTAGAAGCGATGATTGTTTATCGTTCTAAGGTTGAAAGTTCATTCTTGAAGAAGTATGATAGAAAACCAACTAAAGAAGATAGAGGAAAGCATTGGGATGGTAAACCTTCGATTCCAAATTATCTTGGAGAATGTTTTTTGAAGATCGCCACTCATTTATCATATAAACCAAATTTTGTTAATTATATGTTTAGGGATGATATGATCTCTGACGGAATTGAAAATTGCGTCCAATACATTCACAATTTTGATCCAGAAAAATCAAAGAATCCTTTTGCCTACTTCACTCAGATTATTCACTACGCATTCCTGAGAAGAATTCAAAAGGAAAAGAAGCAGTTGGATATTAAGACCAAGATCATTGAACGCACAGGGTTTGATGAGGTTATGATGGTTGACGATAGCTTGCTTTCTGGCAGCAGTTCGGACTATAATACCATTAAAGATAATATTCAATACAGAAATAACAGATGAAGATTGCCATTTTAACCGATAGTCACTACGGGGCAAGAAAAGGTTCTAAGTATCTTCACGATCACTTTGAACTCTTTTATAAGAATGTCTTCTTCCCTGCTTTAAAAGAACACGGGGTAGAAGCAGTTATTCATATGGGTGATGCTTTTGATAGTCGCAAATCAATTGATTATCAAAGTTTGGAATGGGCAAAGAGAGTTGTATTTGAACCTCTGCGGGATTATGAGGTTCATATGATTGTTGGTAATCACGATTGTTATTATAAGAATACCAATAGCGTCAATTCTCCAAGCCTGCTTCTTCAGACCTATCCTAACATTCGCACTTATAGTTCCCCACAAACGGTCAAAGTTGGCGGTCTAGACATTATGATGGTTCCTTGGATTTGTAGTGAGAATTATGATGAAACTTTAAATCAAATCAAAAAGACCAAAGCAAATGTTGCGATGGGGCATTTGGAACTTCAAGGATTTCGTGTAAATAGAAATCTTATAATGGAAGAACATGGAATCGATCCAAAGATTTTTGATAAGTTTACCAAAGTATTTTCAGGTCACTATCACACTCGTTCTGATAATGGGAAGATTTTTTATCTTGGCAATCCTTATGAGATGTATTGGAATGACGTAAATGATCAAAGAGGATTTCATATTTTTGATACGGAAATCCTTACTCATACACCAATTAATAATCCTTATAAATTGTTTTATCACATTTATTATGAAGACACTCCTTATCAGATTTTTGATGCAACTGAGTATGAAAATAAAATTGTTAAGGTAATTGTTCGTAAAAAGTCAAAACCAAAAGATTTTGAAAAGTTCATTGATAAGCTATATACTGCTGGTATTCAAGAGCTCAAGATCGTTGAAAACTTTGATATTCGAGAGAGTGAAGATTTTGAGATTGATGAAGAAGAGAGTACTATTTCAATTCTAAATCGATATATTGATGAAGCAGAATTTGAATTTGATAAGAACATTATTAAGGGCATATTTCAAGATCTTTACAAACAAGTTTGCGAAGTAGAGTAAATGTTTCTTCTTACACTCAGAGATAGAAAAGACGATGGAGCATACGCAGTTCAAGACCAATATGGTCATAAAGTATTATTTCTATTTGAGGAAGAAGATGATGCAACTCGTTACGCTTTGATGCTGGAAGATCAAGAAGATACTGAAATGGATGTTGTGGAAGTTGATGATGAGCTTGCAATTAAGACCTGTAAGATGTATAATTATCGGTATGCGGTCATAACTCCTGACGACATTGTAATTCCTCCTAAGAATGTTAGTATTTCACAAGATTAAATGGAAAAATTTTCTTTCGACTGGAAATCAGTGGACGGAAGTTGATTTTGAAAAACACCATACAAATTTAATTATTGGTACGAATGGTGCGGGTAAATCCACTGTGTTGGATGCGCTTACATTTGTCCTTTTTAATAAACCGTTTAGACGTATTAATAAACCACAACTTGTTAACACAACAAACGAAAAGGATTGCCTTGTAGAGATTGAGTTTACAATTAATAATAAAGATTATTTGGTTCGTCGTGGAATTAAACCAAATATTTTTGACATAGAAGTAAATGGAATCGCTCTTCATAAAGAAGCAGATGATCGTGCCAATCAGAAAATACTTGAGGAAAATATTCTCAAATTAAATTATCGTAGTTTTACTCAAATTGTAATTTTGGGTAGTAGTACTTTTGTACCTTTTATGCAATTGGCGACATCGCATCGTCGTGAAGTGATTGAAGATCTTTTGGATATTCGTATTTTCTCTGCGATGAATAATCTTATCAAAGATAAGATTCGTGAGAAAAAGGATCAGATTAAATCTCTTGAATTTAAGAAAGAAACTCTTAAGGATAAGATGAAGATGCAGCAGAGTTTCATTGAGGAACTTGAGAATCGTGGTAATGCCAATATCAATGCCAATAAAGAAAAGATTGCCAATTTAGATTCTGAAATTGGTGATTATATGACTCATATTTCTACCGTAGAATCTTCACTTGTTGACAAAACTAAATTGCAAGAAGAATTGATTGGTGCTGGAGATAAATTATTAAAATTGAATAATCTCAAAGGTAAACTCTCACAAAAAGTATCTACAATTACTCAAGAGCATAAGTTTTTTACAGAAAATACGGTATGCCCTACTTGCACACAAACGATCGAAGAAGAGTTTCGATTAAATAGAATTGCAGACGCTCAAAATAAAGCAAAGGAACTCCAGAAAGGTTTTCAAGAACTTGAGGAGACTATAAAGTTAGAACAGGAACGAGAGCGTCAATTCACAGTTCTATCTAAGGAGATTACGAAACTCAACCATGAGATTTCTCAAAACAATACTCGGATTTCACTCAACCAGAGGCAAATCAGAGACCTTGAATCTGAAATTCAAACTATTACCCAAAACCTTGCAAATAGAAATACTGAACATGAGAAGTTAGAGGAATTTCAAGACAATCTCCAAAAAACATTCGAAGACCTTTCAAAGAAAAAAGAAGAAATCGTTTATTACGATTTTGCCTACTCCTTACTTAAGGATGACGGTGTAAAAACAAAAATTATCAAAAAATATCTTCCATTCATCAATCAGCAAGTAAATCGTTATTTGCAAATGATGGACTTTTACATTAACTTCCAACTTGATGAAGAGTTTAATGAAAGTGTCAAATCTCCCATTCACGAAGACTTTTCTTATAGTTCTTTCAGTGAGGGTGAAAAGGCAAGAATTGATTTGAGTTTGTTATTTGCCTGGCGTGAAGTTGCAAGACTGAAGAATTCTGTAAACTGCAATATTCTCTTATTTGATGAAGTTTTTGATTCTTCTCTCGATGGATTTGGTGCTGATGAGTTTTTAAAGATTATTCGGTATGTTGTGAAAGATGCTAACATCTTTGTTATTTCGCACAAGTCTGATTTGCACGATAAGTTTGATAGTGTGATTAAGTTTGAAAAGAAAAACGGGTTCTCTTATAAAAATGAATTATGACAGAAGATAAAGTGGTACAAGGACAAGACTGGTTGGACCGACTTGTTGATAGAATTGGAGAATGGATGGATTCACTCACGGAGAAAAATGAAAGTTCCAAACTGGCAACACCACTCTAAAAAGGATCAGAAGCGGACACTCAAACCGCAAGCACTCCGACAAGCAAAGGCACGTCGCCAAGCACTCAAGAAGCGTCTCCAACACGGGGACGCTTCTTCTTTTATAAATAACTAAAAAGTATTCATAAAAATGGCACAAGAAGAAGGAAGAAGAGCAAGAAAAAGATCTAAAAATGCACCATCTTATGATGAAGTAAAGACAAAAATTGATGCTAAAGAGAAGGCAGCGGCAGAAAGAAAAGCAGCAAGATCTGCCGCAAAAAAACCTTTAACTCCCGCAGAAAGATATGAGCAAGAAAAGGATGCAAGAGCAAAAAAAGGTTCATCTGGATATGGTTATTCCCAACATTTGATGGGTGGAAGCGGATCGTCTTCTAGTTTTAATCCTCGTTCGGTTCGTGAAGAAGTTCTTTCGTATCTTCTTGATGAAGGTTTTGCATCTGATGAGAAATCTGCAGAAGCAATCATGGGTGCTATGAGTGAAGCATGGATTGAGAGTATTGTTGAAGCATCTCCAACTACAAAAACTCCATTAGGACAAACTGTTACTGTAGACAAACAGTATCCAGCAACTCTTAGTGGTCAAAAAGGAATGAAGTCTTATGGACCAAGTGGAACTGAGTATTTTACACCCAATATTCGTGGCACTAATATTACAGATCTTGGTAAAGCAAAATTCAAGTCTGTAGCTTCTGGTCAATATGAACCTATTCCTAAAGATCAGGGACCAACATTAACACCAAGAGTAAATGACGCTACGAAATATGATCCTAGATATAAACCACCAAGTATGAGAGGACCAGGTTATAAAACTCCAACGACTTCAATAAATCCAAAACCAGATTACTAATCCACTTTTCAAACTGGCACACTAGAGGGTCTCATCACCCTCTTTTTTTGTATAATACGGTCATTCAAACCAAATCACTATGACCGTCCGCCACGAAATCAAGTCCCAACTTGCTAAACTTCTTGCCACCGAAGACCTTGTGGTTGAGCATAAGAAAGTAGAGACTGCCTGCTTTAACGTCCATACTCGTGTGCTGACTCTGCCGATGTGGGAGAAGGCAAGCAACACAGTGTATGACCTTCTGGTGGGTCACGAGGTGGGTCACGCTCTCTATACGCCTGATGAGGATTGGACTAAAAATGTAAAAGTCCCTCCACAGTTTGTGAATGTGGTAGAGGATGCTCGCATTGAGAAACTGATGAAGCGTCGTTATGCTGGTCTAGCAAAGACCTTTTTCAATGGTTATAAGGAACTTGCTGATGATGACTTTTTCCAAATCAAAGATGATAATCTGGAAACCTATAATCTTGCCGACCGTGCAAATCTTTGGTTTAAGGTTGGAAACTTTGTTGATGTGCCGATTGGGCGTGGTGAAGAGACTGATATTATCAATCTGATTGCTGATGCTGAAACTTTTTCCGATGTCTTGATTGCATCAGAGGCACTCTATAAGTATTGTAAGCAAAAACAGCAAGAAGAAGTTAAAATTAATCTTGATAATCTGGAATCGCAGGACAGTGGTGCAGATAATCAACCTTCTCCTGATATTACTGACCAGCACCAGGGTGAAAATGACCAACCCGAATCTGGTGCTTCCGAAGGTGCTTCTTCTGATGAATCTTCGGATCAGAAACAACAACCCAATCCCGCCAATCAAGGTGGTGAGAAGAATGAAGAACCTGAAGTAAAGACGATGGAGTCTTTGGAAGAGGCACTTAAAGAACTTGTTAATAATGATGGATATGAAAATGTCTATCTGGAAATTCCTCAACTTGACCTGAAAAAGATTATTGTTTCAAATGCAGAGATTCATTCTCAATGTAGTGAGTCTTGGAATGGATATTTGAAAAACAGTGACCGCACTTATGAATGTGTTTTTGGTGAGGTTGATAAGCAGTTTATGGAATTCAAACGCTCTGCTCAAAAGGAAGTTAATTATCTGGTAAAAGAGTTTGAATGTCGTAAGGCAGCAGATTCTTATGCTCGTGCCACCACTGCTCGCACTGGTGTGCTGGATTGCTCCAAACTTCATACCTACAAATATAATGAGGACCTTTTCAAAAAGGTCACTACTCTCGCTACTGGTAAGAATCACGGTCTGGTATTCGTTCTGGACTGGTCTGGGTCGATGGGTGATGTGATGTTGGATACGGTCAAGCAACTCTTCAATCTTGTTTGGTTCTGTAAGAAAGTTGCAATTCCTTTTGATGTTTATGCTTTCACTACTGATTATCCTTTGGTGACTTATGATGAGAATGGTAGGGCAAATATGCGCGAACTTGCCTATCAAAAGAAAGATGGTCTGATTCAGGTTGGTGAATGGTTTTCTATGATGAATCTTCTCACCAGTAAAGTAAATGGTAAGACTCTAGAAAATCAAATGAAAAATATTTTCCGTCTTGCAGTTTCTTTTGGACGCCATTCTTATCATTCTTATCCTACACCTTTGGGTATGAGTCTTTCTGGCACTCCTTTGAATGAATCTATGATTGCTCTTCATCAGATTCTTCCTAAATTTCAAAAGGAAAATAAACTTCAGAAAATTCAGTGTGTCATTCTGACTGATGGTGAGGCGTGTGGTATTAAGTATCACCGTGAAGTGAAGCGTCACTGGGAAGATGGTCCTTACTTGGGTACTTCTCATATTGGCACTAATTCGTTCTTGCGTGACCGCAAAACTGGTAATACTTATTCTCTTGAATGTGAATGGCATCAAATGACTGATGTTTTCCTCCGCAATTTGAGAGATAAGTTTACTGATATTAATTTTATCGGTATTCGTGTGCTTGAATCTCACGACGCACGTACTTTTATTCTTCGTTATTGTGGGTATTATGGACCAGATTATGATAAGGTAATGAATTCTTGGAAAAAAGAAAAATCTTTTACGATTAAAAATTCTGGATATCATTCTTACTTTGGTCTTTCTTCTAACGCTCTTTCTCAGGATTCTGAATTTGATGTTCATGAGACTGCAACAAAAGCACAAATCAAATCTGCTTTTGTCAAGAGTCTGAAGTCCAAGAAAATGAATAAGCGTATTCTTGGAGAGTTTGTTGAACTAGTTGCCTGAACCACTTTCTAAACTGTCACAAGGGGCACTTAACTGCCCCTTTTCTGACGCTATACTATGAGAGTTCAAAACAAAACAACCTAACTACATTATGTCTCGCAAGTCTGCTGTGAACGAAGCACAACTGATTGAGTCTATTAAAGAACTGTATGGTTCTGAAATTACTTCTGGTGATCTTAAAGGTTTCTGCGCTTCTCGTGGTTTGAACTATCAGACCGTGACTCGTCATCTTGAGAAATTTAAAACTAATCGTGGTCGCTGGAATCTTGAAGTGACTCAAGAGCGTGTTGAAGAAATTGAACGTTCTTTTAGTGCTCCTTCCGTTCTCCCTACTGTGGAACAAAATCTTATTCCTGATAAAGATGATACCTTCGTCAAGTTTGGTAACTTTAACGATATTAAAAAAATTATTTCTTCCAATCTTTTTTATCCAACGTTCATTACGGGTCTTTCGGGTAATGGTAAAACGTTCAGTATTGAGCAAGCTTGTGCTCAACTTAAGCGTGAATTGATTCGCGTCAACATCACCATTGAGACTGATGAGGATGATCTGATTGGTGGTTTCCGTCTGGTGAATGGTGAAACTGCCTGGCACAATGGTCCCGTGATTGAAGCACTTGAGCGTGGTGCAATCCTTCTGCTGGATGAGATTGATCTTGCTTCTAACAAGATTCTGTGCCTTCAATCTGTTCTGGAAGGTAAGGGTGTCTTCCTGAAAAAAATTGGTCGTTTCGTGAAACCTGCCGATGGTTTCAATGTGTTCGCCACCGCAAACACCAAGGGTAAAGGTTCTGATGACGGACGTTTTATCGGCACTAATGTTCTCAATGAGGCATTCCTTGAGCGTTTCCCTGTGACCTTTGAGCAGTCCTATCCTGCTCCTGCAACCGAACAGAAGATCCTTGAGGGCATTGCTCTGGATCTGGGTGTGGAAGACCGCGACTTCTGCAAGCGCCTGGTGGATTGGGGTGACATCATCCGCAAGACCTTCTACGATGGTGGTATTGAGGAAATCATCAGCACCCGTCGTCTGGTTCACATCATTCGTGCCTACAGCATCTTCCAAGACAAGGCAAAGGCAATTCAAGTGTGTGTGAATCGCTTTGATGATGAGACCAAGCAATCATTTCTGGAACTTTATGACAAGGTAGACGCTGACTTCCAAATGCCTTCTGAAGGTGGTGAGCATGTAACTTACAACCTTGACCAACCCGCTACATTCTGATATAATTGGAGGAGGTAAATGTGCCTCCTCTTTTGTTAACTTTACTATGAAAAATCATGCCTTCTGAAAACCTAGAAACAAACTATTCGGATTACATTCCTGCACAAACCATCTTTGGTAGTGCTAGTTCAGATACTATTTCTTTTACGAGTTCTCGTCTTCCTGGTGGAATGGTAGATCATTCTCAAGACTTCTGGGATTATGATGGAATTAGTCTGACTGGAAATCCTTACACTGCTCCTGATACTTTTTCTTTAAATTCTTATAATATTAAAATGACTGAAGATACAAACAAAAACGGTTTTTGGAAATATAACGAAGATAAAATCCTGAAACAATTGGAGCAATATATTTCTAGTACTTATAGTCAACACTATGTTGATCGTACTGGTGGAAGTACAGAACAGACTTTAGATAAGATTAAACATAACCGTCGCGAAGGATTCTGTGCGGGTAATGTGACAAAATATATTGATCGTTATGATACAAAGGGAACTCCCCGTGCAGATCTTTTCAAAGTTCTTCACTATACTATTCTCTTGATCAATCATCTCAATCTCGTCGAAAGCAAGTGAAACTTAAACCACAAATTATGAAACTTTCTGATAATACTCTTGCACTTCTAAAGAATTTTGCAAGTATTAATAATTCAATTTTAGTGAAAAAAGGAAATCGTCTTCGTACTATTTCAGTAGCAAAGAATATTCTTGCTGAAGCAGATATTACTGAAGAGTTTCCTCGCGATTTTGCAATTTATGATCTTAATCAATTTTTGAATGGTCTTAGTCTTCATCAAGATCCTGACTTGGATTTTGTGGAAGAAACTTATATCACTATTCGTGAAGGTAAGCGTCGAGTAAAGTACTTTTACGCAGATCCAAATGTTATTATCTCTCCACCAGAAAAAAGCATAGATTTTCCATCTAAAGATGTATGTTTTCAACTTGATAGTGTAACTTTAGAAAAACTTCTTAAAGCCTCTGCAGTATATCAATTACCTGATCTGTCTGCTATTGGTGAGAATGGTGTAATTAAACTAGTTGTTCGTGATAAGAAGAACGACACATCTAATGAGTATGCCATTGTTGTTGGTGAAACTGATTCTGACTTTACTTTTAATTTTAAAGTAGAAAATATCAAGATTATTCCTGGTGCTTATGATGTAGTTGTGTCAAAAAAACTTCTGTCACAGTTCATGAATTCTAAGTATAATCTCTGTTATTATATTGCTCTGGAACCAGACTCAACTTTTAATTGATGAATTTTTTTCTTTATCTTTCTCCCGAAGGTGTAGAAATCTATAATATGATTTCTAAAAAAATTTTGGTAGTTGAAAATGCTCCCATATGTCAAAAATATGACATTTATGGGTGGTATCAAAATACATCTAAGACAATGATTTTTTGTACTACTCGTATTGTTTCTAGAGGAAATGCAAATTACTACGTTAATGAAACTCTTTTTCATGAGTCAGTTCACGTTGCTCAAGCATGTAAACAAAATATGAAAAAAATCAAAGAACTTGGTATTTCACCCTTATTAATGCCTCTTTCACGCGGTAGAAATGCAGATCTATCCAAAACAATTAAAATGTCTGGTAATAATGTTACTCATGTTGAACATGAAGCATATTGGATGGAAGATAAACCAGAAAAAGTAAAATATGTTATTCAAAAGTATTGTTTTTAATGAATATTTTTGCTACTAATCCATTTCCGGCAGAATCTGCAATCTGCCTTCCAGATAAGCATGTTGTTAAAATGCCACTTGAATGTTGTCAAATGCTTTCTATTGTGGCATCTAAATGGTATCATAATTATGGTGATATTCATAAAGCAGATGGAGCACCTTATGCAACTGCTAAAGGTGCATTTCGTAATCATCCCTGTACCCAATGGGCATCAAAAACAATAGATAATGCTTATTGGTTGATCAAGTGGGGAATGAATTTATGTGATGAATATTCTATTAGATATGGAAAAACACATTCATGCTATAATACTTTATTGGAAGCATATTATTTGTTTCCAAAGGGTAAGATTACTAAAGTAACTCCATTTGCTCGTGCTATGCCAGATGAGTATAAACTTAACAACAGCATTGACACTTTTACTGCTTACAAGATGTACATTAGCAGCAAACCTTGGGTTGCATCTAATTATCTTCGTATGCCAGAGAGGCGCCCAGAATGGGTATAAAATATAATAAAGGAGTGACAAAAATACACACAAGTTGTATATTTTTGATGGGAATGAATGGTGGGAAGTTGTCCCAGATTGTTATTTAAAAAACTGATTGGACTTGATTATGACAAGTGAATTTCTTTTTGTGGAGAAATATCGTCCTCAAGTAATTGATGACTGTATTCTTCCTGATGAAACTAAAAAAACATTTAAGGAGTTTGTGGCAAAGGGAGAGATTCCAAATCTTCTTCTTGCTGGACCTCCTGGTGTTGGTAAAACCACTATTGCAAAAGCACTGTGTAATGAATTGGGGGCAGACTATTATGTCATCAACGGATCCGACGAAGGGCGTTTCTTGGATACTGTACGGAACCAAGCAAAGAACTTCGCTTCGACCGTCTCACTAACAGCAGATTCTAAACATAAAGTTATTATTATAGATGAGGCGGACAATACGGGTAATGATGTTCAACTTTTGCTAAGAGCAAATATTGAAACATTTTATAATAATTGTAGATTTATCTTTACCTGCAATTACAAAAATAAAATCATTGAACCTCTCCATTCCCGCTGTGCCGTTGTTGATTTTAGTGTAAAAGGTAAAGAAAAGGCACAACTTGCAAGTTCTTTTTATAAGAGACTACAAACTATTCTTGACAATGAAAAAATTACATACGATCAAAAAGTTCTTGTTGAAATGGTATCCAAACATTTCCCTGATTTCAGGCGAGTTCTCAACGAGTGCCAAAGGTACAGCGTGGGGGGTAAAATTGACTCAGGCATTCTTGCATCTTTCTCGGACATCTCCGTAAATGAATTGGTCAAATCTCTTAAAGATAAGAACTTTACTGAAGTCCGAAAGTGGGTTGTTGCCAACCTGGACAACGACGCTTCTCATCTTCTTCGCAGGGTGTATGACGCCTGTTATGATTGTCTTTCATCCGCAACTATCCCCGCTGCCGTTCTTATTATTGCTAAGTATCAATACCAATGTGCGTTCGTGGCTGATCAAGAAATTAACCTTTTAGCTGCATTGACTGAGATTATGTGTGAGTGTGAATTTAAATGAACCCTTTTAAAATTTCATATAAAACTTTATATGAATGTCCAGTTAAAACTACTCCAGAAAATGTGAAAGAGGCAAATGAGGGTCTTTTTCATGCCAAAATGACTCTTCCTGCAGCCGCAAAACATTGTGGTATGACTCAAAAAGAAATGAAGCTTACATTTTATGAATATTTAAAGTATAATAAACCTAATTATGGAATTGAAGGACTGGTTAAATTCGATCAATCAAACGAAACAACACTTGATTGGTGAAGATCCTTCACTTGAGAAGGAATATGCTCCCTATATTATCAATCGTTGTCTTTCTGGTCATATTGATTGTATTATGTTTGTAAATGAAATGAATCGGTATCATTTCCTCCCAAAAAAGATGCAATATGACTTCTTTATAAATAGTCTGAGGAAAAAGAAGAGATTTTCTCCCTGGCTCCGTCAAGATAAAATCAAAGACCTTGATTATGTCAAACGTTATTATGGTTATAGTAATGATAAGGCAAAGCAAGCTTTGAGGATTCTTACTAAAGAACAACTAACATTTATTAAATCGAAATTTGAAACTGGAGGAACAAAATGAGTGTCGTTCAAGAACCTGAAGTAAAGTGGACGCCCGACCAAATGGTGGAAGTGATTCTTAATGAACCTGATGATTTTCTTAAGGTTCGTGAGACTTTGACCCGAATCGGAGTTGCTTCAAGAAAAGAAAAGAAAATCTATCAGTCTTGTCATATTCTACACAAGCAAGGTAGATATTATCTTGTTCACTTTAAGGAACTGTTTGCTCTGGACGGCAAACACGCAAACCTGACTGTGAATGATGTTCAACGTCGCAATCGTATTGCCCAACTTCTTGCTGATTGGGGATTAATTACAATTGTGGATGTGAAGAAAATACAAGATATTGCACCACTGAATCAAATTAAAGTCCTTGCTTATAAGGATAAAGGTGATTGGATTCTTGAAACTAAGTACAATATTGGTGCTAAAAAGAAAAGAGGTGAGGAAACCGAATGATTTTGTAGGGAGTTTAACACTCCCTTTTTTTGTATTTCTTGTATAATTAATATTGAACGCCGAAAGGGTTCTCAAAACACAAACTCGCTTTTAAAGGAGCTACCATAATGACTAACCTTGCACAATCACGGTTTACTGCGTCGGATCTTTCTACATTGATGGATAGAATCACGCGAAATAGTATTGGAATGGATGAATATTTTGATCGTCTATTTAATCTTCATGAAACCACAACAAACTATCCACCATATAATCTTGTTCAAGTCAGTAATGTTGAGTCAAGATTAGAACTTGCACTTGCTGGATTTAAAAAGAAAGAAGTTTATGTCTACACACAAGATGGTAAACTCTTTATTGAGGCTCAGAAAGAGGATAAAGAAACGGAGTCCAACTATATCCACAAAGGTTTGGCTCAACGGAGTTTTAAGAGAGCGTGGACTCTCTCTGATGACACGGAAGTTAGATCAGTTGATTTTGAGGATGGGCTTTTAACAGTTACTTTGGGAAGAATTGTTCCCGATCATCATAAACGAAAAGATTATCTATAAATATAATTGAATATCGTCGGCGCTATGCCACGGGAGGTAACTGGCAAAATCCAGTTGACACCTCCCATTTTTAATGCTATGATAAAAATATCTCTCAACAATAGTAAAAACTAAAATGTCATTAAAACTTGTTTTACTTAAATCTGGAGAAACTATAGTTTCCGATGTGAAAGAAATTATTTCTGGAAATGAAGAAAATAATAAGATAGAAGCTTATTTATTGGATAAGCCATATAAAATTACAAGTCAAACACCAATTTTTTTGGCTGAAGAAAACTCAAATTTGAAAACACAAGATTCAGTTCAAGTTTCTCTGAATCCATGGATGGTTCTTTCTTTAGATGATAAAATTCCAATACCATTAGATTGGGTTGTAACTATAGTTGATCCTATTGAACCATTAAAAGAACTTTATGAGGAAAATGTAAATGCAGAAAACAGTTAAATGTTTATTATTAAAAGTTGATACTGTCATCGTTACTGAAATTGTAGAAATTGATGCAGATTTGGGAGAACCAAATTGTAAATTAATTAATCCATATGAAGTTGATAGTGAACATGAACTTGTTCCTTGGCCAGATGTTACAGATCAAAAAGAAATGATGATTCATTCTGATAGTATTCTTACAATTGTAGATCCAATCGAAGAAATTGTTCAAAAATATCTTGAATTGACTGCCTGATGAATTAAATACTTTTTCTTTATCTTTTTTTAGATAGTTTGTTGTATATTGAGTAGATATACGCCATTATTTTTGAACTAATCTGTAATTATCTATGTCTTTTCGCTTTTATACAAACGTTCAAATGGTCGGGGACAACTTTCTTGTCCGTGGTTATGAAGATGGTAAACACTTTATGACCCGTGAGAAGTTTTACCCGACTCTTTTTGTCCCCTCTAATAAAAAAACAAAATATAAAACCTTAAGTGGAGAATATGTCGAATCAGTTCAACCTGGATCTGTTCGTGATTGTAGGGAATTTGTTAAGAAGTATGAGAATGTAGAAAATTTTAAAATCTTTGGAAATACTCAATACATTTATCAGTATATTTCTGATATGTATCCAGATGAAGAACTTAAGTTTGATATTAATAAAATTAAAGTAACTACGATTGATATTGAGGTTGCTTCTGAAAATGGATTTCCAGACGTAGAGTCGGCAGCAGAAGAAGTTCTCTTGATCACCGTTCAAGATTATTCCTCAAAGCAAATTCATACTTGGGGAAAGGGACCATTTCAAAATAACCAAAAAAATGTTTCTTACCGTTCTTTTTCGTCTGAATATGATCTTCTGAATGATTTTATTCACTGGTGGATGATTGAAACTAATACACCAGAAGTTGTAACTGGATGGAATAGTAAACTGTACGATATTCCATACCTAGTGCGACGTATTGATCGTGTTCTTGGTGAAAAACTCATGAAGCGTTTATCACCTTGGGGATTGGTTACTGAGGATGAAACTTATATCTCTGGACGTAAGCACCTTTGTTATGATATTGGTGGAATCTCGCAGTTAGACTATCTTGATCTTTATAAGAAGTTTACTTATAAGACGCAGGAATCTTATCGCCTAGATTATATTGCCGAAGTTGAACTTAAGCAGAAAAAACTAGATCACTCTGAATTTGATACTTTTAAGGACTTCTACACTAAAGGATGGCAGAAGTTTGTGGAGTACAACATCAAGGACGTGGAACTTGTTGACCGTTTGGAAGACAAGATGAAACTAATTGAACTTGCTCTTACGATGGCATATGATGCCAAGGCAAACTATGAGGATGTATTTTCTCAAGTTCGCATGTGGGATACAATCATCTATAACTATCTGAAAAAGAGAAATATTGTTATTCCTCCTAAAGAGCGTTCTGATAAGGACACCAAATATGAGGGTGCATATGTAAAAGAACCAATTCCTGGTATGTATGATTGGGTAGTGAGTTTTGACTTGAACTCTCTGTATCCTCACTTGATTATGCAATATAATATCTCTCCAGAAACACTTGTTGAAGAAAAACATCCAACAGTTAACGTGGATAAAATTCTTAATCAAACTATTAACTTTGAAATGTATAAGGACTATGCGGTATGTGCAAATGGTGCCATGTATCGCAAAGATGTGCGTGGATTTCTTCCAGAACTGATGGAAAAGATTTATAATGAACGTGTAATCTTTAAAAAGAAAATGCTTGAGGCAGAACAAGCATACGAAAAGAAAAAAACCAAAGAGTTGGAAAAAGAAATTGCCCGATGCAATAACATTCAAATGGCACGTAAGATTCAACTTAATTCTGCTTATGGTGCTATTGGCAACCAGTATTTCCGTTATTTTAAATTGGCAAATGCCGAGGCAATTACCTTGTCAGGTCAAGTTTCAATTAACTGGATTATGAATAAAGTAAATGCCTATCTCAACAAAATTCTCAAGAGTGGAGATGTTGATTATGTTATTGCTTCAGATACTGATTCTCTTTACGTTAATATGGGTCCTTTGGTTGAAAGTGTATACAAAGGGAGAGAGAAAACTACTCAAGGCATCGTTTCGTTCCTTGATAAGGTCTGTAAGGTGGAATTTGAAAAATATATTGAAAGTTCTTACCAAGAATTGGCAGAATATGTAAATGCTTATGAGCAGAAAATGATCATGAAGCGTGAATGTATTGCTGAACGTGGTATTTGGACTGCAAAGAAGCGATATATTTTGAGTGTTTGGGATAGTGAGGGTGTTCGCTATGAAGAATCTAAACTCAAGATCAAAGGAATTGAAGCAATTAAATCTTCTACACCCGCCCCTTGCCGTAAGATGCTAAAAGAATCTTTTAATATCTTAATGAGTGGTACTGAAGATGATATGATTGATTTTATTGATAAGTGCCGTGAGGAATTTAAGTCTCTTCCTCCAGAACAAATTGCATTTCCAAGAACTGCTTCGGATATTCGCAAATACTACTCATCTTCTAGTATTTACGCTCCCAAAACACCAATTCAAGTTCGTGGTGCATTATTGTTTAATCATTATGTAAAACAAAAAAATCTCACAAATAAATATTCTCTTATTAATAATGGTGAAAAAGTCAAGTTTTTATTTTTAAAAAAACCAAATATTATTCAGGAAAATGTAATCTCATTTATTCAACAGTTTCCTACTGAACTTGGTCTTGACAAATATATTGATTATGAATTACAATTTGAGAAAGCATTCTTGGATCCACTCAAAACAATTTTGAATATTATTGGGTGGAAAGAAGAAAAAACCGTAAACCTTGAATCATTTTTTTCCTAATGGATTTACCTATTAATGACGAAGAATTAAATACAATCGTGAGTGCTTTAACTCTAGGTGGAAATACTGCTCTTTATCAGAAATTAAAATTGGTAAAAGAACTTAAAGAACAAGGTTTGCCGTACAAAAAAATACTTCGGGAAGAGTATGGTATGGTAGCATGATAACATTACCAATAACAGATAAAGATCTTATTACTATTATGGAATTGTTGGAAAGAAATAAAGACAAGCATAAAGACTTGTACGCAAAACTATGGTCGTTTAAATTTCAAAGGAATACTAAAGATGGATTTTCTAAAAGATATAATTAAAGAAGTAGGAGGAGAATATGCTTCTATTGCTTCAGAGATAGATGAAACAGAAACTTATGTTGACACGGGTTCGTACATTTTTAATGCATTGGTTTCGGGTAGTATATTTGGTGGTGTATCTGGGAATAAGATTACTGCTATTGCTGGAGAGTCTTCTACTGGAAAGACTTTCTTCTCTCTCGCTGTGGTTAAGAATTTTCTTGATAATAACCCCGATGGTTATTGTCTCTATTTTGATACTGAGGCTGCCATTACCAAATCTCTCTTGGAAAGTCGCGGCATCGACACATCAAGACTTATCGTGGTTAATGTTGTCACCGTAGAAGAATTTCGTGGAAAGGCACTTAAGGCAGTAGACATTTATCTTAAAAAACCCGAAGAAGAACGTAAACCTTGCATGTTTGTGCTAGACTCTTTAGGTATGCTTTCAACTGATAAAGAGATTACTGATGCACTTAATGATAAGCAAGTTCGTGACATGACAAAATCTCAACTTGTAAAAGGTGCTTTCCGTATGCTTACACTAAAGTTGGGTCAAGCAAAAATTCCTATGATTGTGACTAATCATACGTATGATGTCATCGGTGCTTATGTTCCTACTAAAGAAATGGGTGGTGGTAGTGGTCTTAAGTATGCTGCTTCTACTATCATCTATCTCAGCAAAAAGAAGGAAAAGGATGGAACAGAAGTAGTTGGTAACATTATCAAAGCTAAGACTGCTAAATCGCGTTTGAGTAAGGAGAACAAAGATGTTGAAGTCCGTTTGTATTATGATGAGCGCGGTCTTGATCGTTACTATGGTCTTCTGGAACTTGGTGAACTTGGTGGACTCTGGAAGAATGTAGCAGGTCGCTATGAAATGGACGGTAAAAAAATCTACGCCAAACAGATTTTGGCAAATCCAGAAGAATACTTTACTGAAGAAGTAATGGAGAAACTGGATGTGATTGCTAAAGGTGAATTCAGTTACGGTAAATAATTATGAGTGGAAAAATTATTGATTGCTTTTCTTATTTTAATGAAAAGGAATTATTAGAATTGAGAATTAAATTACTTTATGATTGCGTTGATAAATTTTTAATTACTGATGCTAATTATACTCATAGTGGAAATCCAAAATCTTTTTCCTGTAGAGAAGAAATAAAAAAATTAGGATTAGAGTCTGATAAAGTCCAAGTTATTGAACTAGATTTGTCTGATGATAAAATTTTAAATCCAGATGATTATGATAAATTTTGGGGAGGTAGTGAGATAAAATTTAGGAGTAGAGAAAGATTGCAAAGAGATGGGATATTAAATGTTTTAAATGAATATGATGATAATGATGTTTTTATTGTCTCCGATTGTGATGAAATAATAAATCCAGAAACAATAAATTTTTTAAGTGAAATTTTAAGATATCAATATGATAATGTATTTAAAATACCATTGGTTTTGTTGGAAGGTAGGGCAGATTTAAGAACTTATTGTGCAAGTGATAATTCAGAAAAACCTTGGAATAAGTCAATGTATATGTGCTTAAAACATCATTTACAAAAATGCTTTCCTACACAAATAAGAGCCGAATATTATCTTCCATTTGGAATTACCTATGCAACGCAAAATAATCAAATTCTTACAGATCTTGGGTGGCATTTTAGTTGGATGGGTGATTCTATTAATAGGATGCTAAAGGCAAAATCTTTTTGCCATTATTCTGATAATTTGGTAGAATCTATGAAATATTATGAACCAAAAGAAGATTCTATTAGTCCAGAATCGCTATATTTTAATAATAAAGATTATATTTTAAAAAAATATCTAATTAAGAATTTACCTCAATTAATATTTGATTTGCCAAAGGTAAAAAACTTTTTATTGCCAAATGATGGAACGAATTGAAACTACTATTTTAAGGAACCTTGTATTTAATGAAGATTACTCACGAAAAGTTATACCTTTCATACAACCAGATTATTTTGAGCAAAAGGCGGAGAAGGTCATTTTTGAGGAGATTGTTCAATTCATTGTTAAATATGGTTCAGCAATCACCATTGAAGCACTCAACATTGAGATAGAAAATCGAACTGATCTTAATGAAACTGAGGTCAAAAATATTCGAGAAATTAATGCATCTTTGGATGATGCTCCCGTAGAAAAGCAATGGTTGCTTGATACTACAGAAAAGTGGTGTCGTGACCGTGCTATCTATTTGGCACTTATGGAGTCAATTCATATTGCTGATGGTAATGATGGAAAGAAAAATCGTGATGCGATTCCAAGCATTCTCTCTGATGCTTTAGCAGTATCGTTTGATAATAATATTGGTCACGATTATCTTCAGAACTACGAGGAGAGATATGATTTTTATCACCGTAAAGAAGATAAGATCGAGTTTGATTTAGAATATTTCAACAAAATCACGAAAGGTGGTCTACCTAACAAAACTCTCAATATCGCTCTCGCTGGAACGGGTGTTGGGAAATCATTGTTTATGTGTCATATTGCTAGTTCCGCGTTGCTACAGGGTAGGAACGTTCTTTACGTCACTCTTGAAATGGCGGAAGAAAGAATTGCAGAAAGAATTGATGCGAATATTCTCAATGTACCTATTCAGCAACTGGTTGATCTTCCACGTTCGACATTTGAGAACAAAGTAAATAGTATTGCGAAGAAAACACAAGGTTCTCTTATAATTAAAGAGTATCCAACCGCTTCTGCACACGCAGGACATTTCAAGGCACTTCTCAATGAACTTGCTCTTAAAAAGTCATTCAGACCTGATATTATTTTTATCGATTACCTTAATATTTGTGCTTCCTCTAGACATAAGGCAAATAGTTCTATCAATTCTTATTCGTATATTAAGTCAATTGCAGAAGAACTTCGCGGTCTAGCGGTAGAATTCAATGTTCCCATTGTCTCTGCTACCCAGACTACCCGCAGTGGTTATGGTAACTCCGATGTTGAACTTACTGATACTAGTGAGTCCTTTGGTCTCCCTGCTACTGCTGATCTTATGTTTGCCCTTATTAGTACTGAAGAATTGGAAGGACTTGGGCAGATTATGGTGAAACAATTGAAGAATCGATATAATGATCCTACTATCTACAAGCGTTTTATTGTGGGTATTGATCGTGCTAAAATGAGATTGTATGATTGTGAACAAACAGCACAAAAAGACATACTTGACTCCGGAAACGAAGACGAGTATAATGATTACGAAGACAAGAAACCTAAAAAATCATTTGAGGGATTTAAGTTTTGATTAATATTAAAAAAGAACAATTAGAGAACGGACAAACTAAATTTACTATGACTGAAAATACCAGACACGTTAACTTTGATAAGTATACTGAATTTGTAGATGCTGTAACTTCTGATGCATCTAAAGACTTTCTTGCCCTTTCTGATCGTCTGGTTCAACTGGATGAGAAAGGTGCTAATATTGAGAGACTTCTGACTGCCGGTGTTGGAATCAATGCTGAAGGTGGGGAGTTTCTTGAAATCATCAAGAAAATGATCTTTCAAGGAAAACCTTATAATGAGGATAATCGTGAACACCTGATTATTGAATTGGGAGATATTATGTGGTATGTTGCCCAAGCGTGTGTCGCACTTGATGTCACTCTCGATGATGTTGTTGCTCGCAATGTTCAAAAACTTCTGAAGCGTTATCCCGAAGGCGCTTTTGATGCTTATTTTTCTGAAAACCGTGCTACTGATGACCGATGAATAAAGAAAAACAAGTAACAATTAAAATGGATGTGCGCACCGCAGCAGCCATTCGTCAAGTTCTTTTTGAACATCAAAGGGGGCATAGTTATGAATTTCCTTCAGAACGAATTACTGACATTCGTTCAGTGATTTATGATTTTGACGATAACATTAGATTAATTGTGGGTGAAGAATAAATATTTTAAAAAATATGTCTATTCTTGGTAAAAGGAAAGGAAGACCAATTACTAGAATTCAGTTTGATGCAATTCTTAAAAGATTTTTAATATTCTTGAAAAGAGAGTTGCGTCTTACTTATGATATTCCAATAATTTTAATGGATGATGCTGAATTTTCCAAACAAATACAAGCGTTTGGTGAAATTTCAAATAAAAATATAATTCACATAAGCATCATCAATCGACATCCTATGGATATTTTGAGAACTGTTGCGCATGAATGTGTGCATTATAAACAACATATAGATAAAGGTATTCATTATAGATCTTCTCGTGCAGGAAGCCCAACTGAAAATCAGGCAAATGCAAAAGCAGGTGAACTGATGAGAAAGTATGGGAACCTTCATCCTGAACTATTTGACCTTATGCCACTTCGGTGATATGATGTTTTTTATTGGGGGATTAGTTTAGTGGTAAAACGGGTGCTTTGCAAGCATCAATCACCAGTTCGACTCTGGTATTCTCCATACGATAATATTTTAAATAAATATTGTAGAAATAAAGGGTATTAATTAGAAGTTTGTAATAAAGGGATGAAAACATTTTTTCAGTTTATCGTAGAAGCAACTCCTTCCTCCGATCAAGCAAAACGTCTTGGTCTTGTTGGCGATGGGCATGGTGGGTGGTATAATAGAGCCACAGGAGAATTTGAAGCAAAAACCATGGGTGACAAGTTGAAGTTTTATAATAAGAGGCAAATTGTTGGTGGAAAAGATCCAAAACAAACAGAGATTGAAAAAAATATTCCATTAGGTTCTGTATTACCTCAACAAACACAACAGCCAAATTTATCAGTTTATTCAGATCAACCCCAAGATACGACACAAAATTTTCAAGATAATACGCAACAGGAAGAACCAATTTCAACTCCTCCCAATGTTCCAAAAACAAAAGGTACGCTAACAATAGCATTTGGTCGTTTCAATCCACCAACAATAGGTCATCAGCAACTTATGGATGTTGCATATTCATCTTCTCTAGAAGATGGTGGTGATTATATAATAGTTCCTTCTCGTACTCAAGATAAAAAGAAAAATCCATTAGATCCAGATACAAAAATTTCTTTCATGAGAAAAATGTTCCCAGATCATAGTGAAAGAATCGTTAATGATCAAAATTATAATACTATTTTTGATGTTTTAAAAAAAGCTCATAATGATGGTTATACTAACATAAGAATAGTTGGAGGGTCGGATAGAGTAAAGGAATTTGAAAAACTTTCTAATAATTATAATGGCCAACTCTATCAATTTGATGTAATTGATGTTTTATCCTCTGGTGATAGAGATCCTGATAGTAATAAAGGTGTTGAGGCTGTATCTGCATCTCGTTTAAGACTTGCTGCCGCAGAAGGAGATTTTATGACATTTCGTTCTGGACTTCCTCCTGGAATTAAAAACAAAGAAGCTTTAGATCTTTTTTATCTTGTTCGTCAAGGAATGGGTATTCAAGAAATACAGGAAGATGGATATAATATATGGGAAATTGCTCCAAAATTTGATCAGCAATCTTTGAGAGAAAATTATATTGATGAAAATATTTTTAAAGTTGGGCAAGTTGTTGAAAATTTAAATACTGGTTTGGTTGGTAAAATAATTCGTAGAGGAACAAATTATTTAATTTGTGTAACTGAAAATGGGATGATGTTTAAATCTTGGATTAAAGATGTTATGGAATCCTATACTGAAAAAAGTATGATAAGAACAATGAGATTACCTGGAAAACCAAATACTTTAATCGGCACATTCGGATATTTTAAGTATGCTTCAAAAATGACTCCTGGTGCAATTGGCACTGGAGCAGAAAATCTTCAAGTTGGTGCAAAACCTTATAGTGCAAATATGATAAATAAAGATAGAAAAAAGTAAAAAAGTTAAATTCTTCTTATGAAAAAACATATTGCTGAAGATCTCCCCGCAAGAAGTCATCCACAAGCTTCTTTATCTTCAAAAGATAATAAGCCTGAACAAAAAAGTGATGGAAAAGGTCAATCTGGAGAAAAAAATTCTAGTGATAAAGTAAGACAGGCTGTTTATGATATTCGTTATAGGGCGAGAAGAGAGAATATTCCATTAAGACAAGCATATTCACAATATGTTCAAAATAGCTCAATGAGTGAAGCTGATAAACTTGAGATTAGGAATAGACTATTTGGAAAATCCGGAAATATGAATGAAGATTATGGAATTAAAGAATTAGCTTCTAGTAATGTAGCAACCGCTCTTTTTAAAGTGTTTGTGGAAAAGGAGAATGATAAAATTAGTGAAGAATATTTGAATGAATTGAGAGATAATGTAAACGGCGCTAGTAGCAGAAAATATAAAGTTAGAGTTACTGATGAAAATGGAACGAGCTATGTTAGATATGCAAATCGTGAAAAAATTAGCGATCTGAGAGCAAATCCAAACATTAAATCCGTTGAAATGACTGAATATGGTGAGCCATATGAAGGCGAAAGGTCTAAAGGTGAGCAAACAACAAAAGCAAAACAAGGTAAAAAACAAAATGATGGAAATTTAGCTAATAATTATCCTCCATATGATAAGGTAACCAGAGGAGATGTTATTGCTGGTGCCAAAGGTGAAGATCAAATGGGAGGTAAAAAAAAAATTAAAGAAGATTTTTTAAATGAACTCAATGATGATGCAAAAATTGATGTAATGAAAAAAGGTAAGAAAAATAATATTGTTGTATCTCCTTCTGACAAAGTTGCAGAATCTTCCTACCAAAAATTTATGAAAATTTTGCAAGAAAGGGAGATGACTAAATCTGAAAAAAGTAAAGAAGAAAAACTTAAAACAAAGTACGATTCTTCTTCTATGAAGGCAAATATGATTGCTCAGTACGGACCAGAAGAAGGAAAAAATATATATTTTGCATCTATTCGCAAACAAGCAATGAAAGAAGAATCTTCTTGCAATTCTTCTGAATTGCAAAGAGATACTAGAGGTGATTACGCTAAAAAAGAAGTAATTAAAAATAAATTAAGATCTGGACTGGGTATTAAAAATCCTATTGTAATGATTTCAGACGAAGAAGAAGTTAAAGAGGGTGCTGGATTAAGTGTTGGAATTTCAAAACTTGTTGGAGGTGCTCTTTCAAATCCAAGAACTTCTGCTGAACAAGGAGCAAAAAATTTCCAAAAGAATGTTGCAGATCCAGTTGGTAAAGTAGTAAAGGGAGCAGTTCGTTCTGTACTTCAACCAGCAAATATGTCCCCTGAGGCACAAAAAGCAAGAAGAGATAAGTATAGACCTGAAGAGGTTGAACTGGGGGGTGAAGTTATTGATGAGAGAAGAAAAGAAGATAAAGTAGCAAAAACTCCAAGAAAACCACGAAATCCTGCATTTGAGTTAGTTGCCAATTCTATGGGTACAGGTAGAATGGGAGTTCAACCAAGAGGACAAACCAGGATTAAACGCCAAGCATCTGAAAGAACTGAAAATCCTGAAACTAAAGAACTAGAAAGAAAAAGACCTGCTAGTGCTGGTCCAACTCCAGCACAAAAAGTAGCAAATCGTCGCGCCGCCGCTCAAAGAGCACAAGATATGTACAAACCAAGAGCAGGTGAATCTGACTGATTGTTAAAAAACAGTAAAATCCCTAAATAGGTTAGGACACACTTTCACAATACTATACGGAGGACATTATGGGCGCACTTGTAGAACTCGTAAAACCACTTCTTCTTTTAGCAGTTAACTCTTGCCATACCAAGAGACTTGTATGTGATCTTCTTGACCGTTATGTCAAAACTACTGATAATGATATTGATAATGTTATTGCCGATACTGTAAGAACAGCACTTCTTAAAAATTGCTGATAAGTAGATATAAAATATCTCAAAAAGGAGACCTTTAAGTGGGGTCTCCTTTTTTTATAAATATCAATAGAAAAAGAATTAAGGGTAAGAAACATGTCACTTTGGGGCATTTCAACAAACGCTGAGACTGCTACTAATAATTATGCGATTCCCAAGTATTTGGGTAAGTATTCTTCCACTACTGGTCTTTTTGAAGCAACTGATAGGAATAGAAGTCCTTATAATTGTTTTGCTGATAATCGTGGATGGATTCAAAGACATTATAAGACCGCACATCATGCTGGAATTTCTACTCGTTATTGGGATTCTATTTTAGTTCCTGTTGCTGGTTTAAACACCGCAGGAGCTGGAACAAGTACAACTGGTTTGGGTCAAGCAACTCCGATTGCTGTTTTCTTTGAAGATCCAAACTTTGCTTCACCAATTAGTATTAGTGCTGGTGGAACAACTGGCATTTCAACAAACACAGTTGGTTACGTTCATGTTGTCTGGAATGAGGCAGTTTATTGTAGTGCTGGTGCAACAGTTTTGATTACTCCTTCTACTGGACCTAATATTGTTGCTTATGCGGCGTCTGCAGGAGTTCCGGTTCAGGTTAATGTTCCTGAAGTAGGACAAACTGTAGTAACTTTTAATGGACAAATAACTAATAGAGTTGCTTTTGCATTCACGGCACCTTCTGCTTTAAGTGGCATTGGTACTGTTTTAAGAATTTCTACTGAAAATGGAGTAGTTGGAACAATTACTGATTTTTCTGGTGGTGGAGCAGTTAATAAAGTTATTGATGGTTTAGTTAAAAATGTTGCAGGTGCTGGAACAACCTCCGGAGTTGGTATCGGAACCACTACTTTGACGATTAAAGCATAATATATGAGATTTGATGAATTGAATGAGGATAATTATTTAATATTTGCTATAAAGTTTTATAACAATCCTCAAGCAGTTACTAAAGAAGATTTTGAGAATGATTTGAAGAGGATAAGATATGTCAAAAAATTATTGAAGAAATATAAAAAGGATGGTATTTTAAAATCTCATTTAATTCTAAATCATCTTATTTTATTGTTTAATGTATTTGATGATGCTACTGTGCCTCTATTATTTTATAATATTGAAAGTGATCTTTGGCCACCATTAAAAAGTTTTTTAATATTTTTAAATAGACTTCCTCAATATCCAAAAACATCATTAGATTATATTGAAGAAGATAAAAAGTGTTTACAAAAACTTAAAGAAATCTAATGAATAAACTAGATAGGTTAATTCAAATTATTCGCAATCTTAGAGAAGAAGGTGAGATTGCAAACGTGGTTGGTGATGGGGAAAAATCTCTTGGATACAATATTAATACGGGCACTCCTCCAGTATTTCTTTCAAATAAGAAAAAAAAGAACTATGCAAAAGGTGGAAAAGGTTCGCGTAAGTGGTGGTTGCAGTATTTGAGGGGTGAATAAATACTAGTAGATTTGTTATGGGCAAATCTTATCGGCACAAAATATGTTTAACCAAAATACCTCACCCTCACCAGACACCAAGATTGCAGTTTTAGAAGAGCGTCTTTCCGCATATGAACTTATGCTAAAAAAGATTGATGAAGCAATTCAGATTATGGGTAAGACTAGTCAAAACATCAGTAAGATGCTAGCAGTTCATGATGAAAAAATTGAGCAGTCTGTTAAAACGGATGAGATGATTTCTAAAATGATTGGTGAATTAAAGGACGAAAATAGAGATCAACATAAAGGTGTAACAGATAGAATTAAGGCTTTAGAAGTAAAGGTTGAAGATATAGCAAAGTTTCGTTGGATTGTTGTTGGAGTTGCTGTTGTAGTTTCTTTTGCAGTTTCACAGTCTTCAATGGTTGTGGACATATTGACACCAGACAACCAACCTGTTAAAATAGAGACCACAAAGTAATAAATTCTTTATAATGGATTTGATTGACTCCAAGTATATTGGACTCGTTTCGTCACGCTTACAGAAATTTAAAAGAGTTAAGGCAGATCTTTACAATTTCCGGTGTCCTTTGTGTGGAGACTCTCAAAAAAATAAAAGTAAGGCTAGGGGATACTTATATGCTGTTAAAAACAACACAAACTTTAAGTGTCATAACTGTGGGGCAAGTTTGTCTTTTAATAATTTTCTTAAACAACTAGACCCATCTCTCCATAAGCAATATACTATGGAGAAGTTTAAAGAGGGTCATACTGGAAAAAATTTTGTTGTTGAGGAACCTAAGTTTGAATTTACAAAACCAATCTTTAAAAAAAGGGTAGATCTACCTAAAGCATCAGAAATTACGATTGCTAGAGAGTATCTTCAAAAACGAAAACTTGACCCAGAAAAGTTTTATTTTGCTGACAAATTTAAGGAGTGGACAAACACACAAAAAGAAACTTTTAGCACTATTGGTAGGGATGAAAGCCGCATTATTATACCATTGTATGATATAGAATCTAATTTAATAGGGTTTCAGGGAAGATCACTTGGACCCTCACCAAATAAATACATCACCGTGATGCTTTCCAATGAATCTCCTAAACTTTATGGACTTGAAAAGGTGGATTCTTCAAAAACCATTTACATTGTTGAAGGACCCTTCGACTCAACGCTTATTGAAAATGCTGTTGCTATGTGTGGGTCCGATATTGATATTAGATCGTTTGGTTGGGGAGATTATATTTGGGTTTTTGATAATGAACCACGCAATAGAGAAATCGTCAAACGAATATCAAAAACCATCGATAGAGGCGACAAGGTGATTATTTGGCCAATCAATGTCCATCAAAAAGATATTAATGATATGGTTTTAGCTGGACTTAATGTTATGGATGTGTTAAAATCAAACACATACTCAGGTTTAGAAGCAAAAATTAAGTTTAACAATTGGAAGAAAGTATGAGCAACGGAACAAAAGTCGTCAAAAGAGATGGTCAAACTGAACCTCTTGATCTTAACAAACTCCACGTTATGGTGGAAGAATCCTGTAAAGATTTAGCAGGTGTGTCAGCATCTCAAGTAGAGATGCAATCTGGTATTCAATTTTACAACGGTATTGCTACTGCAGAGATTCAGGAAATTTTAATTCGCTCTGCTTCTGACCTGATTGATTTGGATCACCCCAATTATCAATTCGTCGCTGCTCGCCTGCTTCTATTTTCTCTCCGCAAGCAGTTGTTTGGTCGTATGCACGAATCCCCTACAGTCAAGCAACACATTCTTAGTGCCGTTGAGAAAGGCGTCTATGATGCAGAAATTCTTGACTTGTATACTGACGAAGAGTTTGATAAACTTGAATCATTTATTGATCATAGTCGTGACTACTTGTTCACCTATGCTGGGCTTAGACAAGTGGTGGATAAGTATCTTGTGCAAGATAGAAGCACTGGTAAACTTTATGAAACGCCACAGTTCATGTATCTTTTGATTGCGGCGACTATCTTTTCAAAGTATCCTAAAGAAACCCGTCTAGATTACGTTAAGAAGTATTATGACGCAATCTCAAAGCACAAAATCAACATTCCTACGCCAATCATGGCAGGTGTTAGAACCCCACTTCGTCAATATGCAAGTTGCGTTCTTGTTGATGTTGATGACACCCTTGATAGCATCTTCAGCTCTGATATGGCAATTGGTCGCTATGTTGCTCAAAGAGCAGGAATTGGTATCAACGCAGGTCGCATCAGGGGCATCAACGCTAAAATCAGAGGCGGAGAAGTTCAGCATACGGGTGTTGTCCCATTCCTCAAGAAGTTTGAGGCAACTGTCAGGTGTTGTACACAAAACGGGATTCGTGGTGGAAGTGCTACTGTCCACTTTCCAATCTGGCACCAAGAAATAGAAGATATTCTTGTCTTAAAGAATAATAAAGGAACTGAAGATAATCGTGTTCGTAAATTAGACTACTCTATCCAAATCTCCAAACTCTTCTATGAACGATTCATCCGTAACGAAGAAATCTCACTCTTCTCTCCCCACGCTGTTCCTGGTCTGTATGATGCTTTTGGCACTGATGGATTTGACGAGTTATATCTTCGTTATGAACGAGATGAATCTATTCCAAGAAAAACTATCGGCGCTCAAGAACTCTTTCTGGACCTCCTGAAAGAACGTGCTGAAACTGGTCGTATCTACATTATGAATATTGACCATTGCAACTCCCACTCTTCCTTTATCGATAAGGTTGAGATGAGTAATCTTTGTGTTGCTGGTGATACTTTGATTTCAATTAGACACAATTTAAATGATTATTCTGACGAATCAATTTCTAGGGACACCATTGATAAAACAACTGTTATTGAAATTAAAGATCTTGAAAAATTTAGTAATAACTTATTTGTCAATGATATAAAAGTTCTTTCTTATAACACTGAAACTGGTAAAGAAGAGTGGGCACCTATTACAGCATTTACCCAAACTTCACCAAAAGCAAAAGTAATGAAAATTACTGATGAAGAAAGTGGTAAGAGTATTGTTGTGACACCAGAGCATAAAGTATTCACCAAAAATCGTGGATATGTGATGGCAAAAGATTTGGTTGAAACTGATGAATTGGTAATTAATTAACACAATAGGAAGTGTAATTTCTATATTTTATAAATAGTTATAAGATTACATTTCCTATAATGAAAACATATATTGTTTATAAGATTACCAATAAGAAAAACGGAAAACCTTATATAGGAAAAACTGAATACTCTTTGGAGCATCGTTGGAATCGTCATTTATCGTCAGCAAGAAATGGTTCAAAATTTAGATTTCATTCTGCAATTAGAAAATATGGTGAAGATTGTTGGGACCTATCTGTGATTGAAACTTACCAAACTGAAGATGAAAACTTTATTAATGAAAAGGAAACCCACTTCATTAAACTCTTTGAAAGTGATACAAAAGGTTATAATGCTACTTTAGGTGGTACTGGTGGATGGATGCTTCCAAGATGCTCACAGGAGGTTCAGGAAGAGTGGAGAAATGGTATTTCCATAAGAACTACTGGTTATAATAATCCAAACTATTCTGGATACACTGATGAGGAACTTATAGAAGTAGGTGTAAAGTTTGCTAAAAAATATGGATTTATTGGTGGAAGACAAAGAATAGTTGAGTTTGCTATTAATGAATTGAATATTAAGTTTCCAAAACATTTTTCTAAAAATAGATTTGGTGGGAAACATAAAAACTTTTATAAATCTATTGAAGAACAAACTGGATTGGTGTATAATCCTTATTATAGAGACGAAACTCAAAGAAAACTTGCTAAACAACTTTTAGAACAAAATAGGAGAAAAAAATGTTAAAGATTGAATATCTTGAAGAAGAAATCCCAGTTTATGATATTACTGTAGAAGGAACTCATAATTTCTTTGCAAATGATATTCTAGTTCATAATTGTCAGGAAATTACTCTACCAACCAAACCCATTCAGCATATTGACGATCCTGATGGTGAAATTGCTCTTTGCATCCTTTCTGCTATTAACGTTGGTAAATTGAAATCCAATGATGAATTGGAGAGTCTCTGTGACCTTACAGTTAGGAGTCTTGACGAACTTATCGATTTTCAGGGATATCCCGTCAGAGCAGCAGAAATAGCCACTAGAGCACGTCGTTCTCTTGGGGTAGGTTATATTGGTCTGGCACATTATCTCGCCAAGCACGGCGAACATTACGACGATCCAGGTGCCTGGAAACTAGTGCATGACCTCACTGAGGCATTTCAATATTATCTGATTCATGCAACTGTCAATCTTGCAAAAGAGAAAGGTGCTTGTGAATACTCTCACAGAACTAAGTATGGACAAGGTATTCTCCCTATTGATACATACAAAAAGGACGTTGATGAAATAGTTCCAAATGAGCTTAAGTATGATTGGGAGAGTCTTAGACAGCAAGTACTTCAATATGGAGTGCGGAACTCAACATTGTCCGCACAGATGCCATCGGAGAGCAGTTCCGTTGTGTCAAATGCCACAAATGGAATTGAACCACCTCGCGGATACTTGTCCGTTAAAAAATCGAAGAAAGGTCCACTTAAGCAGATTGTTCCCCAGTATCAAACATTTAAGAACAATTATACGCTTTTGTGGGATATGCCTAGCAATCGCGGTTATATTCATATTGTTGCAGTTATGCAAAAATTCTTTGATCAAGCGATTTCTGGAAACTGGTCATATAATCCAGAAAATTATCCGGATAATGAAGTTCCTACTTCAGTGATGGCACAGGACTTATTAACTACATATAAGTACGGTTGGAAAACCAGTTATTATCAAAATACATATGATGCAAAGACTGATGAAGTGGAAGATTCCAAACCATCTCTTACTGATTTAGTCAATGATATTTTAAGCACGGAGGAAGAAGATTGTGAGTCTTGTAAGATTTAAAACCAAACTAGAGGAGAAACCAATGGTCGAATCAATGACCGTTTTTAACTCTGAAGAAGTAGACACTAAAAAACAACCAATGTTTTTTGGAAAACCCTTAGGAATACAAAGATACGATTCTTACAAGTATCCAATTTTCGATAAACTTACAACTCAACAACTAGGATATTTTTGGAGACCTGAAGAGGTTTCTTTACAAAAAGATAGGGCAGACTATCAAACGCTTCGCCCAGAACAGAAGCATATTTTTACCAGCAATTTGAAGTATCAGGTTATGCTGGATTCCGTTCAGGGTCGTGGACCTGGTATGGCGTTCGCGCCTTACTGCTCCCTCCCTGAACTGGAAGCGTGTATGAAGGTCTGGGAGTTTATGGAGATGATCCATTCTCGTTCATACACTTATATCATCAAGAACGTTTATTCAGACCCATCTGAAGTTTTTGATACTATTTTAAAAGATGATCGTATTTTAGAACGTGCTACGAGTGTCACTCAGGCATATAATGATTTTATCAATAGTGCTCATCAATATGACAATTCGAATGAATGGGTTCACGCTTTAGAACAAGTACCATACGCACAAGAGGCAAGGTATGAACTCAAAAGAAAACTGTTTAGAGCAATTGCAAACGTTAATATTCTTGAAGGTATTCGCTTTTATGTCAGTTTCGCTTGCAGTTTTGCATTTGGCGAACTCAAGCTTATGGAAGGAAGTGCAAAAATCATCTCATTGATTGCTCGTGACGAAAACCAGCATTTGGTCATTACCCAAAACATTTTAAACAAGTGGAAAGAGGGTGATGACTCTGATATGGCACGTATTTGTAAAGAAGAAGAACATTGGGTCTATAAGACTTTTGAAAACGCTGTAAATCAAGAAAAACTCTGGGCGGAACATCTGTTCAAGGATGGGTCTATGATTGGTCTCAATGACAAACTGTTACAACAGTATGTCGAATGGATTGCAAATCGTAGGATGAAAGCAATTGGATTGAAACCACTTTATGATATTCCTGCGAAGAATAATCCACTTCCTTGGACTGAGCATTGGATCAGTTCTAAAGGTCTTCAAGTGGCGCCACAAGAAACAGAAGTTGAATCTTACATTGTCGGAGGAATCAAACAGGATGTTACCAAAGATACTTTCTCAGGATTCCAACTATGATGAATGGTGCGAACAAGAAATAATGGACGCTTATAGAAGGGCAGCCGAATATGATGATTTCTTGTTTGGTGATTGTGATTATTCTTATGTTTGGATGGATAATAAATCCAATGACGTATACTGAAAGGGTCTTCGGACCCTTTTTTTATAAATAAAATTATAAAGAAATTAAAAGAAGTATGTCTAGACTTACTGGTACTGATGCTTTCAATATGATGAAAGCATATAATGCGGTTTATGCCCCTCAAGAAGAAGTTGAACTTACCGAAGAACAAATCCAAGAAGATTTTGAAAATTGGGTAAACTCACTTGTAGAAGAAGGTTGTGATCTAAGTGAGTTTACCTGGGAAGATATGTATGAGGAATATTTGAATGAAATGGGACAAAGAGCAACTACAGGACAAGTAACAGCACCTATTTCAAATGCACCCTATCGTTCAAGATTTGCTCGTCCAATGAATGCTGGTACTCCTCAGCAAACAGGAAGAGGAACTGCGGTTTCTAGACCACCAGTATCAAATTTAGGTAGTGGTTATAGGGGACAAGAACTTCAGCAAGCGGCAAGAGCAAGAGCATCTCAGGTAGGAACCACAAGACAAGGAACTGCTGGTGGCCCTACAGTTGGTGGAAATACCCCAATTGGTCCTACAACAAGACCTACACCACAAGCACCAGTACAAACAAGACCTACAGTTCAAGCAACTAGACCTGTAGTGCAAACAAGACCTACAGTTCAAGGTGTTACAAAACCAACTCCAACTTCTACTGCTCCTACTGCTCCTACGGCACCAACTGCTCCAGCAAGACCTTCACTCAGATCTGACATTGCAGATCTTCAAAAGATGAGACTTGCCTCTCAAGAGCGTCAAAGAAAAGGTGGAGCAACTGTTGTTGGTTCTCAAATGGCAAGTTTTGATCCATTTGATGTTGTAAAAGGTTACCTTCTTGATGAAGGTTATGCCGATACTGAAGAAGCAGCACTTCAAATCATGGCAAATATGAGTGAAGAGTGGAGACAGAGTATTTTAGAAGCACCTATGAATCCTGCAGAACTTGAAAGAATTGCACATCAAGCATCTAGTGAAGTTACAGGTAAAAAGAAAAAACCCAAAATGAAGCGTCCTGCTGGGATGAGAGAATAAAATAAAAGAGGGTCTAACCAACCCTCTTTTTTATAAATAACTAAAAAAGTAAGAAAGAAACATGAAGTCTTTTAGTCAGTTTTTGAAAGAAGAAGAGGCAAGACAAGGATCTTTAATGACTCGTAGTGGGAAA